TCACCCAGTTTTCCTCCTCAAGATCGTCAACGCGGGCCCCCGCGAATCAGTTGACGATGCTTTGTTCGCCGCTTCGATCAGTTGCCCAAGCTCTGCGGTAGAATAGTGGCTCGTAATGCTTCCGTTCTTATGCCCAAGCAATGCCTTTCGATCTTCCAGTGTCACGCCTGCTGCGCGCAGCCTTCTGCCAAAGGTGTGCTTCAGGTCGTGAACCCGGATCGATGCGAAACCCGGCAAAGCAGGGCGCAGATATTTCTCCTGCCATATCTTCGCTGCGCGTACCCGCGCTTTCTTCCAGGCCGAATCGTTCATCCGATGCATCCCGGTACCGTCATAAGGGAAAACCCATTCCTTACTCAGGCCGCGTTGTTTCTCGATAACTGACTTGGCCACTCCGTTCAGCACCACCAGACGATCCTCACCGTTTTTAACGCCTGAGTTTTCCCGTCTCCCGCCAAATCCTGCTGGAATCAGAAACACACTGGTATCCAGCTCGGGCACGTAAATCTCCCAATCCCAGCGTAACTTGCAGACCTCTTGCTCGCGACACCCTGTGTTCACCTTGAACATGGCCATGCGCTGCAAGTGGGCTGGCAACTCAGCAAACAACACTGACTGCTCCTCCCATGAAAGGGGGTAGGGCTTTCGGCAGTCCGACTTCTCGTCCAGCATGCTGATCATCGGCACAGACTCAAGCCAAGGCCTTTGTTCAGCGTCTCGCCATTTTCTTGCGCACAGGTTCAAAATCCTGACGACTCGTTGCAGGGCGATATTGACCGTCCTATTTGATACTCCGGGTTTAACCTTGCCTGTCTTTGTCAGCCCAGGCGTTTGCCGGTCCTTGATATACTGCGCCAGTGTCACGTCATCGATGTGCGTTATGGGTAGATCACCAAGGTAAGGATCGAGCTGTTCAATGTGCAGGGCAGACAGGGCAATTGATGGCTGATGCTGGAACTCCACCAAGAACCTTGTTGCCGCCTCGCGCCAAGTTCGCACCTGTCGCACGCCGTAAACCTTTTCCTGTCTTAGTTTCTCAAGCCGGAAAATCAGGTACTGCTCGGCTTCTTCCCTTTCGCTAGTTCCAGTGCTTTCTTGAAGTCGTGTACCTCTGACGACCTTGTCGATGTGCCAGATACCGTTCCTCTCGTAGAGGCCGGAGATCGTTTTTCGCGCCATTGTTTCTCTCCCGGGCGCCCACTGCAGGGCGGATTGTTGTCCTGCGGCGATGCTTTATCAACCGATTTGGTCTTGATGTAGTTATCTGTCCACTGGTCGAGCTCGTATCTATCGAACCCAACGCCTTGTATTCCTATGCGAATTTCTTGGACGTAAGGGCGCACCATTTCGGCGAATGCGCCTCGCGACATGCCTAGGTACGCAGGGGCTTTGCCAGCGCGCAGGATTCGTGGCGGGTATTGCTCGGCTCTAACTTCTGCGTTTGCCATTAACTACCTCGACGCTGGCTGGGGGACATGCTGTATTCGCAATTTGCTGGCATAGCGAATCCTCGCCCGCCGATCACCGGCAGGCTGATAGTTGAAGTGGGGGTTATGGCTGCCGTTTGAATTCAGTGCACCGCACGATGATCGTCCTAGCATCACGCTGAACCGGCGGCATAGTCTTGAAGGGAAGTGCGCTGCAGTCGCGGCGAGCGTGCTTGCAGGCGCAGCACATGCCGCCTTTGGGTTGGTGGGTCATGTCGGTACCGGATCAGCTAAAGCCCAGCAGATCTGCCGGGCGTAGACTGAAGGCACTCGCTTTACCTCACCGGCGCGCTCCATGCGTTCAAGTTGGCGGCGTACCCAGTCGGTTTTTAGGCCCTTGTGTCCAGCCATGCTCAGGCCGTTACGAATGACATAGGTCATTTGTTGCGATCCCCAATACACGATCTGTTCTTTGATTTCGGCATCGGTTGGATTTGGCTTGCCGGTCATGACTTCCTGCTCCGACTGACATCCTCAGCAGTGACGGTGTGTGGCGTGATGCCCTTGATCGTGAAGAAGTCAGGCTGGCAATGCTTACGCGCCCATGCCTTTAGCGGGGCTAGCACGATCTGCAGCTCTGCTTCTGCCGCTTTGCTTAGGTCTGGATAGGCGTCAACCCATTCGCCAGCATCGCTATCACAGGCGTTTTCGTACATTCGCTCGGTCACATCGTCGGCGTCCGGCAGGAAGCGAGCCGGGTCGTCCTTGCACACAATCCCGCGATAGACCGTGCCGCCTTCGTATAGGCCAGGCCTGTAGCTGGCTGGGTGCCCGTCACCATCGCTGTCGTGGCCGTAGTTGTCTTTTAGTAGTTCGTCGAGGCTGTCGTAATCCCAAGAGCCGTTTTCACCATCCAGCGACCACTTTTCACCGGCTATGAGCGCCTCGTAGGCAGGTACAGCGTTCGCGGCAGCTATTGGTAATGCGGCTTTTAACTGTTTGAGGTATTCAGCCGGTGTCGATCCCCAGCAGTTCACTGAGCATCTGTCATCGACCGGCTGGCCAGCGTCTTCGGGCTCTTCCGAAGGCTCACCCGGGATCATGAAGAATTCGCGCTCGACGGCATGCAGTAGGTCGGAAAAACGTTTGGCGGTTTCGATATTGATCAAGAGTGTCGACAACTCATGATTGGAGCTGAGGCCGAACACGCGGTAGATAGCTGCCAGTTCTGGCTTATGTTTAGGCATGACTTCGTCCTTGCCGCTATAGCGGCTGGCTTTGAGTAGAGGAAGGGTTAAGCCGCTTGAGTTCGTGCGTCAGGCTGCCACTCACAGAACCCAACTTTTGGCGCTTTGGTTTTTGGGTTGATGATTGGCTTGTTGTCTGCATCAGTCATTACGCGCTTTGCTCTGATGCGAAGGTCTCGACATTGAATGGTCTTGCGAGCCAGCGTAATGAACTGCTCGGCGTACTGCGGGGCATCGAATAGCGGCGAGAGCTGTCGGACCGTAAGTGCTGCCCTCCGTTTCTGGATTTGGCATGGTGGCAATTTGGTTTTGGATAGGGTATTACGTGGGATACGAATCGGTTCAAGTTGAAAGGGTATTACGTTGAAGATATTTATCAGTTGGTCAGGCAAGCGAAGTCTTGCCGTCGCCGAAATTATGAGCGATTGGATTAAATGCGTGCTTCAATCATCTCAGCCATGGATTTCAACACGACATATCGAGCGAGGGTCGCTTTGGTTCTCGGAGATCAATGAAAAGCTGAGAGATGTTTCGGTTGGAATCGTATGTTTAACGCAGGAAAATAAAGATAAACCTTGGATTCTGTTCGAAGCTGGGGCGTTAGCTAAAGGGCTCACTGGAAACAGAGTTTGTACTTTTCTAGTTGATTTGAACTCCTCAGATTTGATAGATCCTCTCGCACAGTTTAATCACACTCAGCCAAATGAGCAGAGTGTGAGGGAGCTAGTTAAAACTTTGAATGTGTGCATGGGCGAGCATGCACTGGAAGAGCGAGTTCTTGAGAAGATTTTTGATGTTTATTGGCCTAGTTTCCTCGAGGATTTCACTAGGGCGCTAGATGATAATCCTCAGAATGAGGTAGTCGCTCCGCGAAAAGAAAAAGATATATTAACGGAGATACTGGAGAATACTCGCGCATTGGGTCGGAGGGTATCAATGCTTGAAAAAGACACTGCTGTCTATGATTCCAAGGCAGATGGCAGACTTCTGGAAAATACTGCGGTTGGCAGGATTAATAGTAAAAATCAAGTGTTGCAGCTTGTGAATAATGGCGCTGAACTTGATGAGATTAAACATAAGTTATATGGATCAAATTTAATGCCTTCCTTTAGACATCAACTTCTACACTTTGCTAAGTCACTCATTGCAGATAGAGATGTGATTGGTACTTCATCAACTGCAGAAAGCTAGCATTGCGGCTCGATTATCTCGTCGCCGGGATCGTTCTGGATGGCAAGAAGGCTTTTATTGCGAAACTCCCGCGCCACCTTTTCGGAAGGCTCGAAAACGTGGCGCGGCGGACTCATTAGAGGTTGGCAGCGGGCAGAGCCAAGAGCGTGAAGGTGATGAATCATCAAGGTCATCGCCTCGCCTTGCTAAGTAATGCCTGACCACTCCATCAGGTCGGCCAATGCTTGGCGAGTGCCCGGGCGAACTCGGAACCTCAGCTCTTCCTCGCTCACCGATAAGCGCTTCTTGGCTGACTTGGCCGAGCGCTCTTTCTGTGTTGCTGTCATGGCCTACCTCTTCAATTCCGCTGGGTGGCAGGTGATGCTGTGCTTGGCGAAGGCGGCGCAGCACTGAGGTTTTGGTGCGGCTCACAGATGGCTGCCGAAGAAGGCGAACACGGTCAGCGTGACGCCGATGCGCATAGTCCAGCTGCTCAGAAGTTTTCCGAACTGCTTAACGTTGAACTTCCGCGCTTTCGCTTCCAGCTCATAGGAATGACTTACTGCGGAGCTGATACCAGTGCGCGTTGTGATGACCCTGTCTGTGGCCCGCTCAACGACTTCAAAGGCATTGTTGCCTATCGGCTTGACGATAAAGAGTGGCGCCAATGGCGGCGGCATTACGCCGGGCTTTTGGTAGAACTCGGCCGTGGCCTGGTGAGCACGTGCGCGCAACCCGTCGAGAACGGTGATGCGCTGGACGATTGATGGATGCATGGTCGATCCTCGACTTGGGTAACGGGTATTCGTCAGCGCTCAGGCCTTGCGTAAAGGGAGGGCTGACGAATAACTGCAGGCATGAAAAAGCCCAGTCGAAACCGGGCTGTGTTGCACTCTTAAAACTCCACCGTATGTAAGAGCCTGGCTGTGCGGGCATGCCCGTCATTGTTTAAGTTTTCATGATTTTACTCTCCGTTGTATTTTGAACATTGGGTCAGCGACCACCTCACCACTGCCCAAGTGAGGGGCTTTGCGCTAGGCTGGTAGCTCTCACACATAACAGCCAGCAAAGAGGGATTATCAGCGTATGCGTAAACTCAAATTGGAATTCAAGTACGATGACGACGATATGAATCCTGAGTATTTAGAGACCGATCAGGCAATCAAGATTGGAGATGCGGTCAATCTAACTGATGGGTTTTGGTATGGGGTAATGGACATTCGTATCTTGCCTGAAGATATTGAATTAACCCTTTCGAAATCGTCTCAGAGTCCGAGTGAGGCAAAGCTTGTAATGAAGCAACTATTGTCCGAGCTAGAACGATAGTTGCGAACTTCAAGAGGCTGGCCTTATCGATCTCTGTGCTCGGATACATGAGTGACAGTTTTGTTCGAAGCCCCGGATCGCCTTGCTGGGCGAGCGTCATTAGAGCTGCTTCGACTCGAGCAGCTAAAGAGGGGGGCGGGACTTTCGGCAATTCTGAGGTGTCTTGCATGCGCGTTCTCCTTCTCACTCAACTGAGAGCGGTGGGTGTGTTTGCGGTGTTTCGCTAGGCAGCCAGTTCTAATAGATTAGCCCGCCGGGCCAATCTCACTTCAGCCCCTCGTCGCTCAGTTGGGCGGCGATCACGGCGAGTCATCCCGCTGTCGTCCAGGCCTTGCATGGTCATCACAGCGACCAGTAGCAAGCAGAGCGGGGTGATGATCTGTCGGCGCATCGCTTCGGCGATCATAGCGCCCTGGCGGTTAACGCCGAGCTTGTACATGGCGCAGGCCAGTCGCTTGACCACGGTGCCCGGCGCAATGCCGAACGCTCTGGCGATTTCCTTTGCGGTCATGCCTTGTGCCACGGCAAGAAGAAATTGCAGTTCCCGCGGCGCAAGGCCTCGGCCGAGGTGGCCTTTCCATGCACCGTCTACGATTGTCGATTCCATGATGTTCACCCGGTTGTTTTCCCGTCTGGCCCTGTTCCCAAGGCCAGCCAGCGAAATCAGATGATCGCCGTCATAGTCTTTGACCCATCGCTATGATCGGTGGTGATCATCATTGGGGAAGGTCGGTGGCCTCGACGAATGAGCGCATTAGCCTGCTTAAAATCGTGGTTAGGCACGCCGTCGCCATCTGGTAGCAGGCTGGTGCATATCAGTCCGGAACAGTCCTCGCCATTAGGGCCTTCGCCGTCGTGTGCAATGTCAAAGCTGGCCATCATTGCAATGCCTTGATCCTTGCAGATGCTGATGATTTGCAGTATGAGAGGACTTATCAAGCTGTCGTAAGCCTGTTCTTTGTTCATGATTTGATCTCTATGTTGTTGGCCGGTTGCTTTCCCGGTGCACCCGGCAAGCCAGGTGTAGCAGTGAAAGTGTCCGTTGTTGCCAGCAAACCTTGCGTGTCGAGTTATCGGTCACGGAAGCAGGCTGTGTTGCTTGCTGTTCCCTGAGCTCAAGTGCCGTATGGCGTCAGGGCGCGTCTGCAAGTTGTTAAAGAGCGGGTCACTGCAGCGTACTGCGGCTACGCATATAGATAATGCCGCCGGAGATATTTTAAGTCAATGCCGCCGGAGATATATATTTCGGAGGGTAAAAAACTACTCGTGGGCGCGTTTAAAGCTGCTCGTAAGCGTGCTTGCCTGAATCAAATTTCGTTACCGCTCTGGCATTCAAAAACGGGGCCAAATCCCCTTGGCTTTGCCGGTTACGCTTGGAGTGTTGATTAGGTGTAAGAGGCGCAAAATCGTTTGTGATAGAAGGTGCGTTAGTCTTCCGGGCCTGCCTCAGACGCAGCACCCATCTAGCTATCAGGTCCACCAGTGACTCAGCAATGGCGTCACTTTTGTCTGGTAGCGTCTCAAGGTGCTCGCTGACTCGAAGATAAGTCTCCGTGGAGCCTCATTTATCGATCCAGATTTCTATTTCTTCGATAGCGGCGTCCAAGACGTGAATGTTTTGATTCAAGCGGATGAATATGGCGGGGGCAGGATCGTCATGAAGGTCGTTCAGGGTGCTTCCTCAGGTTGATGAGGAAAGCGTGGGTGACACAAAAAAACGCCTGCGGGAGCAGGCGGGACGGTGTCGAGAGGTTTGGAGTCTTGGTGGGGGATTGCAGGTGGGGTAATGAGCCCAGCGCTGGGCTTTATTCTATTTCTGCTGGGTTTGGGGGGGCGCAGGTTCAACCTTTGTGGCTGATTGCAGTTCTTGCGCCCGCTCACTTCTTCCCATTTGGAAGGATGCAACCATATTTGAAGTAAGCATTGCGTTGAAGCCAGCAATACCTATGACTATAGCCAGCACTGTGGAGATCGCTGTCACGATCATCGTGGTTTTCATTGACCCGATGCTCGATTTTATCTCCCCATGACTGGCAGAGATTTGGTTAAGAGCGGTTTCCATTCTTTTGTCGCGCTCAGCTTGAATTGCCACGAACGCGTCGATTTTTGCGGAAACAGCTTCCACTCGAGCATCCATTTTTACTTCAATGGTCTCGAGTTTTGCGTTGAATTCTTCTCTGCTTATTTCGCTCATTATCTGAGTATGGCCTTGCAATGGTGGTTTGTCATCGGCATTCGACATTCTTCTATAGCCGGACAAAAGCGCTTCCGCCCCCAGCGCGGCGGGCACCTCTAATTCACCAGCATCGGAAGCTACATAAGCACTATCCGTGTAGGACTTAAACCGCTCGCGCATCTCATCACACCCAGTGGTGTACGTATCACGTTTCATCTCGTGACGGCTCGCTGTCTGGTTCTTGGCCGAGTTCCTCTGGTTCTTCTGAAGCGCTAATTTCTTCGATCTCTTCAGGAAGAGGGTTGTTTTCAACCCAGTGATGAACCACTCGCGACATAAAACGGCGCGTGTGGCCGCAATTCGAGCAGTGCACCAAAAATTCCGAAACTACACCCGGTCTACCTGCATTCTTGATGGGGGAGGTGACCCTGTACGAGACTCCATCTTCACCTGGGTCGCATAGAACCGCCCAGCTTTGATGTTTACATACAGGGCATGGGGACTCGGGCGCATTAGTTTCAAGGAAGCGAATGAAGTCGTCAGATTTTGTTCTAAAACGATCGTTTTTAATGCTTTTGTCTGGAGTGTTTTCAGTCATGTTGAGTCTGTTCTCAAGCAGCATAAATAATAGTTTTGAGCACAATGCCGTGTGAATTATGTCAAGAGTCAGGCGTTCTGGGATTGTAGAAGCACTGGAGTTTGCCAAGAAGATACTCTATCTCGATCTCATCAGCTTCATCTTTGCTCAGCAGTTGAGCAATCCGAATCTGAGGAATATAGATGTTGCTATAGAGATCGCTATCTGGGTGCACCTTCTGAGGTCAGAGATTCCCAAGCACCTTGCTAGGCGCCAAGATATTCCCCACATAATGGATCTTCTCAATGTCGACCCAGGCTATAGTGCGGCGCTCCCCATATGCTGCATTGACAGACATGAGGCTCACAGACTCTTCATTTTCAAAGAGCAGTTCTTTGACCATGCTCTGGCCGTCAGTCGTTGTGACCATAACGTACTCTCCAGGCACAAGGCGATGGTTGGGCTCGCACACAGCGATCCATCCGTTGCGTATCGCTGGCGCCATGGAATCTCCTTTCAGGCGAAGTGCATAGGCATCCTCGTCCCTGGAATAGGTTTCCACCCAGCCCTCATTCCCATCTAGGCCGCTCCAGTAACCATCAGAACCCATTTGAGCTGTACCTACGATATTGATCTTCCGGGGCGCACTGGTGATTTGAGGGCCTTGCTCGACGTTTGACCCGGCTGAAGCTGACGAAGTTGAAGCAGCGGCCTTTGCCAGCTTTGATATTTCATCCGCGAGCCTTGGACTGAATGTCTCTACAGGCTGAGATATCAGGCCAGAAATAATACTGGCGACCTTTATGTTTAAAGCGTTGTAGCCATTCAAGTATGAGCTAACAGATCCCTGATTAATCCCAAGAGCATCTGCAATTTTGCCTTGTGTAAGGATGTCTCGACGAGGCTTGCCTGCATTGAATGCATCGATAGCCGCCTTGAGCGCTAGGCACTCAGCTTTTTCCCAATCTTCGAGTTCGCGCTTTTTCATGCGCTGATTATTCCTTGCGGCAATATTTTATCAATCGCCGCCGGGCTTGATTAAATAATTTCCGGCGGCGATACTTGTTGCCAGACAGCATTGGAGGTCGACTAATGAGCCGCACAACTCTTCAGGAGTTTGCCCGATTGCACGGGCAGACTAGAGCCGCAAACCTTCTAGGACTTTCCCAGGGCTCACTCAATAAAGCCCTTCGTTCCGGCAGGCATATTTATGTCACCGAGATCGAAAGCGGTGTTTTCGCCGCCGAAGAGCTTCGTCCGTTTCCTTCTCAGAAGGCAGCTCAAAAATCCGCCGCCTAACCCAACGAAATGATATCGAGTTAGCTGGAGAGTGAATTGTCCGCTCGTTTCCTGTCGGGCAATAGTGCTTCGGATTAGCTGTTAATCCATCCAGTTGCCAAATCGCAGGCAAAAAAAAGCCGGTGGCTTAGACCGGCTTCAGTACAACTTTAAGCGGGGCCATTATGAGCATCATTTCAGCATCAAGCAATGTCTCGCCTAAAAAGACATTTGGAGTCATTCAGTGAGCGTTCAAGCCATGTCCTGGGCTCTCTCCCTTCCTAAACAAGCCCTAGAAAATCCCTCTGCGCGCCACGTCCTTCTCTGTTTGGCCAACTATGCCGGTAGTGACGGGCGCGGTGCGTTCCCGTCTGCCAAGACCCTGTCTGATGATACGGGCCTTGGTGAGCGGACGGTTCGCCTGAAGCTGGATGAGTTGGAGAAGTCGGGCTTCATCGTCCGTGGGAATCAGGCAATCGCAGCGGCCTACATCGACCGTCGCGACCGTCGGCCAGTGGTCTATGACCTTCAAATTAAACGGGGTGCAAATGCTGCACCCCGTCAAGAACGAGGTGCAGATAACGGCACGGGGTGCAGCTCACAGCAGAACGGGGTGCAGGAAAAAGCAGAACGGGGTGCAGCAGCTGCACCCAATACATCACTTAACCATCAATTAACCGAAGAGCAGCTGCAGCGCGAACTGTCCGGTGTGATTGCCGAGCAGGATCAGCAAGCGCTCGTCGCCGATGACCGCCAACGTTTTGCCATGTTCGCTCAATGGGAGCCTGCGGCTAAGGCGATGGCAGATCAGATGGCTATCGCTGGCCTGCCATCTGACTCGCTGAACGATGAAGTGATTTCAGGTTTCAAGGGGTTTCATGTTGCCAAACCATCAACCGTGGATAGTGCCGCGGGGTGGTGTTTCCGGCTGGCAACCTGGATCAAGCGCGAACGTGTGAAGAGCCTTGGGGTGGGGGCGCATGCCAGTGCGCCAGGGTTCGACGATGACGACACCAGCTGGATCAATGGAGTTGATGCATGAATCAAGTTTCAGTGATAGCCACTGGTCTTTGGGCCAAAGTCCAGACAGGCCAATTCATCGCTGCCGGTGAAAGTGAAAACATCCAGCCCGCAGCCGAGCTATCGGACGCAACCGCCAAGGTCATCAATGGGTTGTTTCGTGAGCTGCGCTCAATATTTCCTGCTTGGAAGCAGGCTTGGCCGGATATGACGACCTACAAAGCCGCCAAGCAGCAGTGGATGCTCGGTTTTCTTGAGGCTGGGATTTGCAGCACCGAGCAGCTGCGCTTCGGCTTGATGCAAGCCCGCCAAGCAGCCAAGGACTTTGTGCCAAACGTGGGTGTTTTCATCGGTTGGTGCACGCCTACGCCGGAAATGCTGGGCCTGCCAAGGTTGGCTGCCGCTCACCGGGAGGCTTGCCTCAACTCGCATCCGTCGATGGCTGATCAGGCGAAATGGTCTCATGACGCGGTGTGGCACACAGCCAAAGAGTGTGGATTTGAACACCTTAACCGGTTGCCCCACGACCTGAGCATTAAGCTTTTTGAACGCAATTACACGATCACAGTGCGCCGTGTTCTTGCAGGCCTACCGCTGCAAAAAATGCCGCTTGCTTTGCCAGCGCGCGCTATCGAGCGCAGCAGTCCAGAGGTCGGTAACAAAGCCTTGGCGGCGCTCCGTGCCCTGCGATCGAGAGGTTCTGCATATGCCTAGCTTGCGGCGGGTATCGAATGATCCAAGTTTCAGCCATGCCCGGCATTGCCGGTTTACCGTTTTGAAGAGAGATACCAACAACATGATTTTGATTGGATTGACGGGCGGCAAGCCAGAACAACGCAAAGAAATCGCCGAGCGCCTGGAGCGTTCCGGTGAGAGCCGTTTGAAGACGTGGGCCGGTACCGATGCGCGACGTACTGCACGGTTGCGGGACCTAGTGATCGCCTTGAATGACGCCAACGCCAATAAAGCTTTGGGCGGCATCGTGGCGTGCAACGTGATGACCCTGGAAGAAGCGCAAGAGATTCGCCGCCGTGGCGGGGTGATCTGGCACGTCATGGGTACGCCTTCTGAGTCAGTGCCCATGGAGCGTAACGACCCTAAGGTCACGCACATGCAAGGCGGCTGCAGGCACTTTCTTGACGTGCTCGACGCTTTTTATGAGCACCGCTTGAGCATTGCGGCCCTCTGATGGCAGCCCCTGAGTCGGCATTAGACAAGCTGCTGCATGGCTGGGCTGCGTGGTGTGCGGGGGGCTTGGGGGGGATTGGGTCAGGCAGCAGCATGCTGGCCCAGTTGATCGACAAGAAAGGGGAAATCTATTTCGATGGCCCATCTGGCTCTAGCGGCCCCGCTGACGGCATTGAGCTGCGCATTGAATCAGTGGTCATGGAAATGGCGACCAAAAGCCTGGAGCAAGCCGATGTGTTGCGCCTGGAGTACGCCGCCGGTTGGTGGCAGGTCTGTGAGCGCTGGAAGATCCAAGACTACGACCCCTCCGAGTCCACGCAGTTGGACCGAGCGCGTGTGCTGGGCTTGAGCTGGAGGACGTACAAGCGCCGTTTGGCTGCAGCGCGAGAAATGATCATCGAGAGGTTAACTGTGAATGAAAAACGCTGAAATTGCAGAGCTGGCCAGCCACTTGTTGAAGACCAATCCGGGCTGTTCCGTCTGCCTGCGAGCCATTGACGTACTGCTGCACACGCAAAACCTACAGACATTCGTTGGGGATCTGGTCAAGCACCACGTAAGCCCGGGAAGTCCTGAAAAGACCGCAGAGCATTACCAGATTGTCCACCGTGCCAAGGCGCTCACTGCGCTGACCTAAATACCCATTAACGCAGAGCAAGGAGGGCCGGTTATGGCCGATCCAAAAAGCAAAACCCCGAAGGCTGTAAAGGCCGAAACTGACACTGCTACGACCGATCTTGTCTCGGGTGCCCCGGCGGATGTTGCGCCCGGTGTTGATCTAGTCACCCCTGTGGCTGCTGGTGATGCACCTTTGGGTGAAATACCGTTCATCGTGCCGTTAAGCCTTGTTAGTGGAGTTGAGGCGGGAGAGGCTCAGCCGCCGATCTGGAGTTTTTACGCTCGGCGTTGTGAAGCTGCTGTGGACGTACTGAAAGAGCGTTGCCGGCAAGTAGAAGAAGAGGGTTACGAACCTGAGAGCGACGATGGCTATACAGACTATCAGTTGCCCCGAGCGGCCATTTGCTACGCGATCAAGGCCGCCGGTTTGCCTTCCCATCGAGCGACGCTGTACTGGCCGTTTCCGGCTCCCGCGTTCAAGCCAACCGAGCGCCGCGCCAACCTGGTGAAGGCCGCCGCGCTATTGCTGGCCGAGATTGAGCGTCTCGACCGTGCCGAGAGCCCTGCTGACTGATATCAGCCCTGATGCACCCTTCAACCATCCCCGCGCCTGCTGTATGCCCGTCTTTTTCATGGGTAGGGGGTGGCCACGTTCAAAACGCGGCCTGATGCCTTAATCATCATCTGGCCGCCTTGATCGGCAGTCAGATATGACCCCAAGCAAAACCCATCACATTAAGTTCACCGACGCCGAGTTAAAGCGCCTGGCTGAACAATCCGTTATCCGTAACGTCCGCGACCACCGACACCCGTCCCTGTTGTTCCGCTTCGGCAAAAACCGAGGTCGGGGCTCTTGGCATGTGGTCCGTCATATCGACGGCAAAAGCCCGAGCCGAAAACTCGGCAACTGGCCCGACATTCCCGCCAAGACCGCGCTGGAGCTGCTGCCCAAGAAGCTGGCCGACCTGTCTGTAGATCCGACCACGCTAGTGACGGTTACTTCTTGGGAGCGGGTCGAGGATCTGTTGCGCTGGTATGCCGATCGCATCGAGCGTACCCGTCAGCTGTCAGTCAAATGGAAGGGCACCGTGCGTTCATTGGTGGCTTGTCAGTTGGTACCGCGTGTGGGCTCGCTCAACCTGCAGCAGGTCGAGCATGACGCCTTGGATAAGCGCCTGATCTGGCCGATGCAGGAAGTCCATAGCCTTCCCTATACCCGACAAGCGTTCGGCCTGCTGAAAACGGCCTTCAAACGGGCGACCAAGCTAAAAATGCTGAGCGTTAACCCGCTGGCCGAGGTGGTGTTTTCTGACTTCATTGATACACCCATTCGACCTAAGCCCTGCGCCCTGCGACCGCACCAACTACCCGACCTGGTGAAGCGCTTGTCTGCAGACAGTTCCCAGCTGACCGCCGTGTGCCTGCTGCCGTTGATGATGTTGTGTCATGGCACCCGGATCAGCGAAACGCGCTTGGCCAAGTGGCAAAACGTCACCCTTGAAGGGGAGGGGGAGTGGTTCATTCCGGCCGACGACACCAAGACCGATAGCGACCATCGGCTACCCCTAACCCGGCACACCATAGCGTTGCTCAAGGCCTATCGAACCCGTCAAAAGCAAACCGGCTACACCGGTGCCTATCTGTTTCCGCGTGGTGATGGTGATCCGCTGACCGAAACCCAAGCCCAAGAAAAGATCGCCTCCCTAACCGCCGGGGAATGGACCAGCCACGACCTGCGCAAGATCGCCCGAAGCATGTGGCTGGATTTGGGCGTTGAGTACTTCATCGGGGAAATGCTGCTCAACCACGCGATGGACGATCTGCAGACCGCCTACATCCACACTCACGCCGAAACCCTCAAGCGCGACGCCCTGGAACGCTGGCACCTGTGGCTGGAATCCAAAGGGCTGGCTTTTTTTTGTGCCACCGAGACAACACCGAGACCGCTTGCATCAGCGACCAGCCCGCAAGCCAATAACGACAAGGCCTAGAGCCTCTTTTACCAATCCATTGCAAAGGAGGATTTTAGTACATGGCAAATGAGACGAGTAAGCTATGCCCGGAAGGTGCCCAAGTGACGCTATGGCGTGATCGCTGGTACGACTTGGAGCAAGACACCGCAATCTTATGGGCTCGCGATCTGTTGAAAGATACAGAGCGAGGAGAAGTCCGTGAGGTGATCATCGCGCACCTCGGTACCAAAGTTCGCAAGGACTTCTATCCAAGGCTGCGCTATGTGCTTTGTAGCTTGGCCAACGCCAAAGTGGTGAAGCCCCGCCGCCTGACGTGGCGAGAACGCATCACCGGGAGGCTGGAGCAGTGAGCCGTCATGAGGGGGTCAATATCAGCGAAGCCCCGGCGGGGCATCGGCGACCAGTGAAGCCACCACCGGCCCCGCCGTTAGTTCAAGGTGTGACGGGTAACGCCAAAGAAAAGAAGGCCGGAACCAAGCGACAGCAGCGCCGCCGGGAACGACTTAAAGATCAGGACATTAAAGAGGTGACGGCCAAGCTCGGGCCGGTCGAGCGGGCCATGCTTGATGAGTCGCGAACAATCAGAGGCGGCATTGATGGCCCCTACGATGTTGAAGAGTACATAGCTGCCCTGGTGCGCGAGGATGCGGCCCGGCTCAAGGGGCAAATAGCGGATGCACAGCGCTATCCATGCAACCAGTGCGGCAAGACCTTGCCCGCTGGCTGTGGCGGTGCCTTTAAGGGGGAGCTGGCTTGCCTGCATACCCCGGCCGCTTGGAGGTTGCGCATTCCAACGGTGGATGTGTGACGGGTAACGTCGAGGCGGTCAGATTCGGTTGGACGCCGGTTGGCTCGACTTGTTTGGCCCAGTTCCGTACCGTTTCACCTATCGTGGCGTGTTTGCGTTCACGGCCCTAACAATCAATCTAATACGAAGCCCTGGCAGTCACCTGCCGGGGCTTTTTGCTGTCTGGAGCCTGCAAATGAACAGAATCAAACGGGTGAAGCTCGCAACGGTCGCCCTGCTGGTTCTGGTCGCTGCCGGCTGCCGGCGGGCCAAGGCCGAGACCATTGAGAAAGCCTTGATGGTTCCGCCAGTGACTTATGCCGGTGCGACCTTCTTTGGCGTGCCGGTAACGAGCGCAACGCAATGGCTGATGTTCCTTTATGCGCTCTCGATGCTTGGCTGGCACATCAAGTCTAAATGGCTCGCTAAAAAGCCCGAGGTGACTGAGTGAAGCTGCCGCGCGGTCTGGTGCTGCCGCTGGCAGCGGGGTTTATGCCGGTTCTGCTCGCCCTGGTGATGTTCTTCGAAGGCGTCAGCCTCAAGGCTTACCAAGACGGCGCCAGTGTCTGGACTATCTGCTACGGGCATACGGCTGGAGTGAAGCGCGGCGACGTGGCCACCATGACTCAGTGTGTGGCTTGGCTGCGTGAGGATCTGCAGAACTCAATCGGGGCCGTTGATAAGCATCTAAAGGCCGATGTTGGCTGGCTGTGTCGTGTTGCCCATGCGGACTTTGTGTTTCAGATGGGAGAGACCAAGTATCGCGGCTCGACGTTATTGGCTCGGTCCAATGCAGGCGACCGCAACGGCGCTCCTAATGAGTTTTTGCGGTGGGTTTACGTTGGCGGTAAAGATTGCCGCCTTGCTGCATCAAACTGCGCTGGTGTTGTCACTCGGCAACAGGTCAGGCGCGAACTGTGTTTGGCCGCCCCGTGAGTGGGGTTCAGCGTTATTTGGTCCGCTTTGCCGATGGTCGCACGGCCACCGTTCTGGATATGAATGGTGATTCCCCGGCAGACTTTATTGCGTGGCTATCTGCCTACTTTCGTCCTGGCTTTGTGCTGGAGGCTGTTCATGTCCCTTAACCCGTTGGTGGCTGCCGTTGGCGGCCTTGTTGTCGTGCTGTCGCTGTGGGTTGCCGATCACTCTGTTCAGGTCAAGAAGCAGGCGCAGCAGGAGAGCGCGAGCCTTGCCGATGAGCTTGAAGTGCAGAGGGCTCACGTCGCTGGACTGGCCATCGCCTTGCGCGATCAGTCAGCGATCAGGACGGTCTTGAGCGAGATGAACACGCGGCTTAATCAAGCCCAGTCCACGCTGGCTGGACAGACTGCTCATATAAACCGAAGCCTTGCGGAGTTGAAACGAAGTGATGAACAAATCACGGCTTATCTGGCCAGCCCTGTGCCTGGTGCTCTCGGCTTGCGCTACGCCCGAACCGAAACAACCGACCCTGTTGAGTATCGAGCCGGCGCCGCCGGTGTGCGAGCTGACCTTGTGCCTACTTCCGGGTCGGCCGGCTCTGATCGTTAACGAGGATTGGGTGCTGGCCTTGGATGAGACAGAGGCCGCGCTCACCAGTTGTGCCGCGCAAGTGCAAGCGTGCATCGGAAAGCAAGGAGTAATGACCAATGCCGCCAAAGGCCAAGCGTCCGTGCCGCGCACCGATGTGCCCGGGCAAGACGCAGAGTAAGCACGGCTATTGTGATGACCACGCGCACCTTTCCACGGGCTGGACCAGTCCTGATCGGGGCACTGCTGAGCAGCGCGGTTATGACTGGGAGTGGCGCAAGAAGCGCTCGGTGGTTCTTAAGCGCGCTCGTTACCTTTGTCAGTGCGATGGATGTAAGGGTTATCGCTACCCAGCATCAGAAGTTGATCACATAACACCTAAATCGCTGGGCGGAACTGATGATTATTCGAATTTGATGGCCATAAACAGCGATTGTCACAAGCTAAAAACGCAAAGAGAGTCTGCGGCGGCTCGGCGCTGAAGAAATGCGCCAAGAAAATGGCGATAAATCCTCAAAAACTTCTTGTATTTTCGTTAAAAATCTTGAAATTTCTCCAAAAATCTGCAAAAAAACTTGAAAAAAATTCAAAAATTTCTTGTGTTTTTGAAAATTTCTGCCCCGAAAAGGGGGGGCGGGGTAAATCTCTGGAGGCTTACCCCGTCTCCACCGCTCGCCCAGCCTCTTTCACGCGACCGCGAAATAAAAAAATCAGGGTACGCCCGGAAATCGGGGTGGCCCGCCAACCAAAACGGAAAAATTCATGGCAACGCGTGCCCCTGGTGGAGGCCGGAAACCCAAGCCGACCGCCCAAAAGCGTGCGGCCGGTAATCCGGGAAAACGAAAGCTCAACGACGCCGAACCGGACTACTCGACGCTGCTGATCGCGCCGCCCGCGCCGGACTGGATGAGCGACTACGCCGGTGTCATGTGGGACAAGCTAGCCCCTGAACTGATCGACGCCAAGGTGCTGACCTTGACCGACCTGCATGTGTTGGAAGGGTTCTGCCTGGCTTACAGCCGGTGGCGTGAAGCGGAGAAGGACGTTATGCAAAACGGCATCACCATCCGCACAGCCATGGGTCGAGTGAAGAACCCCGCCTGCACGGTGGCCAACGAGGCCATGCGGCAAATGACCAGCTACGGCGCAGCCCTGGGACTGGACCCTGCAAGCCGGGCGCGGTTGGTCGTGCCCAAGTCCAAAAAATCAAATGCCTTTTCCGCGATCCTCGGGGGCAAGCGCGGGAATTGATCCATGGCCAATGTCAGCGTCAACGCGGCGAACAGGTACGCCCGCAACGTGGTGGCCGGCAAGATCGATGCATGCAAGTGGGTTCGGTTGGCTTGTAAACGACACTTGGACGACTTGGAGGCCAGCAAGGCCCGGAGCTTCAAATGGAAGTTCGACAAGGCCCAAGCTGAACGGGTCTGCGCCTTTGTCCAGTTGCTGCCGCACACCAAAGGCAAGTGGGCTCGGGAGCGACGCCTGATCAAGCTGGAGCCCTGGCAGTTGTTCATCTTCTGCTCTGTCTTTGGCTGGGTCAGCAAGAAAAACGGCCTACGTCGTTTCCGTGAGGTGTATTGCGAGATTCCTCGCAAGAACGGCAAGAGCGTCGTCGCTGCAGGTATTGGGCTCTATATGCTATGCGCCGATGGAGAGTATGGCGCCGAGGTGTATTGCGGAGCGACCACGGAGAAACAAGCGTGGGAAGTGTTCAGGCCGGCGCGTTTGATGATGCTTAAAACGCCGGATCTGGTCGAGGCCGCCGGTGTCGAAATTCATGCCCGCAGCTTGGCCCTACCTGACGATGGTAGCCGCCTAGAGCCGATCATTGGCGACCCTGGCGACGGCTCATCGCCCAGTTGCTCGCTGGTGGATGAGTACCACGAACATGAGAGCGATGCCCTCTACGAAACCATGTTGACCGGCATGGGCGCCCGAGAGCAGCCGCTGATTTTTACCATCACCACCGCTGGGTCGAACATCGCCGGGCCGTGCTACGAGAAGCGCAAGCAGATATGCGCGATGCTGGAAAACAGCGTGGCCAATGATGAGCTGTTCGGACTGATCTACACGCTGGACGAGCAAGACGACTGGCGCGAGCTGCAGGTGTTGAAGAAGGCCAACCCTAACTATGGGGTGTCCATTTTTCCGGAGAACTTGCAGCGAAGTTTGGCGGATGCCATCCGTTACCCGTCACGGCAGAACGCATTCAAGACCAAGCATTGCAACTTGTGGGTGAACGCGAAGAGGGCTTGGCTTAACCAGTTGCATTGGGATCAGGCGACGGATAGCAATCTGAGTCTGGATGACATGCTCGGCAAGCGCTGCTACCTCGGCGTTGACTTGGCCAGCAAGTGCGACATTGCCGACATTGCCCTGGTGTTCCGCGAGAAGGATGCCGCCGGCCGCGACCTGTGGACGTTATTCAACCGGCACTATCTGCCCGAAGGGGCGGTGCAGGGTGATGGCCCCAATCAGGACGCTTATGAGCGCTGGGTGAATGAGGGGCACTTGATCACGACCGATGGTGAGGAGTTGGACTTTGACGTTATCCGCGAGGATGCCAAGGCCATCGGCGTCGATCATCAGGTTGAAGAAATCGCCTACGACAAGTGGCGGGCTACGCAGCTTGCGCACCAGTTGATGAAAGATGGCGCCGAAGTGGTTGAGGTTGGCGGCGGTATCCAGACGATGAACTTGGCTATGCGCGAATTGGAGGCCGCTTTGGTCTCGGGGCGTGTTCGGCATAACGGCGACCCGGTGCTGGCCTGGATGGCCAGCAACGTGGTGGCCCATGAGTTCAAGGGCTGCATTACTCCGACCAAGGAAAGCAGCTCTAAAAAAATTGACGGCATGGTGGCCATTCTTATGGCCATGAGCCGCGCCCTGTTGGCGGATGGTGTAGCACCTTCCGTGCTCGACACCCTTGAGGACGATGACCTCTTAGTCGGATAAACCTATGAAAAAGATGCTTCCTGATTTGCTCGGGACGGCAGGGCTTTGCCTGCTCGTTAGCGGGCTGCTCTTGCTGTATGGCCCGGGCGTGGCCCTTGCCGTTGGTGGAGTGCTGCTGATGGTGGGTGGTTTTCTGGCAGGCATGCGCCTGAAGGCTGGTGGCCCATGATCTTTGATGTATTGGGCGCCCGGGAGTCGCGCAGTATGGAAAACCCATCCCGGCCGTTGAGTGGTGAGGAACTGTCTGAATGGATGGGGGAGCGTCAGGGGGTTCTGGTCAATCCTGAAACGGCCCTGAAACTGGCGGCGGTTTATTCGTGTGTCTATGTCCTGTCCAGTTCCTTGGCGCAGTTGCCGTTGGTGGTGATGCGCAAAGTCGGTGACCGGATTGAGGCGGGTTCCGATCATGCCGCTTACTACCTGTTGCACGATGAGCCCAACCGCTGGCAGACCTCCTACAAGTGGCGGGAAACCAAGCAACACCATGTGCTGGGCTGGGGCAACGGTTACAGCCGTATGGTGCGCAGTAAGCGCGGTGAGCTGGTCAGTATTGAAACGCACCTTCCGCAACGCACCTCATTGGTACAGAACGGAAACCGCTGGCTGTACGCGACGCAAGACGATGACGGCTATCCGTTGGCGGTGGCCATTGAGGATATGGCCCATGTGCGGGCTCTTGGCTCCAACGGCAAGACGGGCGTCAGCATTATCCGTCAGCACGCGGACACCATCGGCCTGGGGCTAGCCGCCGTGAACTACGGCCGTGAGTTCTTCGAAGGTGGCGGCCGGCCAACTGGTCTTGTGACGGCCAAGACGGCGCTGACCGATACCAGTTGGGCGCGTCTGAAAAGTGCTTGGGCGACAGCGGTTTCACGCTTGCGGCAGTCTGAAAACAAGACGCTGCTGTTGCCGGCCGACCTGGATTACAAGGCGCTGACCATTGCCCCGGAGGATGCCCAGTTTCTGGACACCCGCAAGATGACCCGCTCGGAGATTGCCGGGTTATTCAACGTGCCAGCACACATGATCAACGACTTGGAGAAGGCGACCTTCTCCAACATCAGCGAGCAGTCCATTCAGTTTGTTGTGCACACCATGATGCCCTGGGTGCAGAACTGGGAGCAGGAACTCAACCGCCGGGTGTTTACCCGGGCAGAGCGCAAAGCCGGTTACTACATCAAGTTCAATCTGGCCGGACTGTTGCGCGGCACGCCGAAAGAGCGGGCCGATTTCTACCACATCGCTATTCAAGACGGCTGGATGCACCGCAATGAAGTGCGCGTCTTTGAAGACCTGAATCCGATTCCAGGGCTCGACACCATGTTGATCAACGTCAACTCCCGATTGCTTGGGCCTGACGGCTATCCGTTACCCGTAACGAAGGAATAACCCAATGAGCCAATTTGAACTGCGCACTTTGCTTGCGCAGCAATGCGAGCTGCGCGCTATTCAGCCCGCCGAGGGTGAAAGTGGCCCGCCAAAGATCGGTGGCTACGCCGCTGTATTCAACATGCGCAGCGATCTGTTGGGCGGCTCGTTTATTGAAGAAATCGCCCCGGGCGCCTTTGACGGCGTGATGACGCAGGACGTTCGGGCGTTGTTCAACCATAACCCGAACTACCTGCTGGGCCGGACTAAAAGCGGCACGTTGAAGCTGTCGCTGGATAGTCGTGGTTTGCACTACGAGATCGATCTGCCGGACACGCAGACCGTGCGTGATTTGGTGATGACCCCGCTGATGCGCGGTGACATGACCGGCAGCAGTTTCACCATGCTCGTTGCGGAAGACGAATGGCGCCAAGAGGGCGACGTGATCGTGAGAACGATTCGCCGCATCTCCGAACTGCGGGACGTGGGGCCGGTGGCCTTTCCCGCTTATCCAGATGCAACAGCCGGCCAGCGCTCGATGGACGCCTGGAAGCAGCAGCGCGACGAGGCCAAGCCCGGCCGCGCGATCAACGAACGCGACGCCCGTTTGCGTGAACTCGAAATCTTAGGCGCTTGAGCGCGGAGAGACACTGTATGACTTTGCTTGAACTGCAACAAAAAGCCGCTGCCCTGGCGCTCGAAATGCGCAACCTAAATGACAGCATTCCCGAAGGGGAAATGATGACCGGCGAGCAGCGTTCCAAGTGGAACGAAATGCGCAGCGGGCACAAGCTGCTCCTGGAGCAAATCGAGCGTCAGGAACAGTTGCGCTCTAACGATCAGTCGTTTGTCGAGGGTCGCCAGAATGATCTGACCGACCAGCAGCGCCGCGAAAACGGTGAGCTGTCTGTCGATGAGCAGCGCGCTGCAGCGTTTGACGCCTTTGTGCGTCGCGGCCTGGGTGAACTAAGCGTGGAAGAGCGGCAGGTGCTGCAGGAAATGCGCGCCCAGTCTTCTGCGCAGGGTGACAAGGGCGGCTATACCGTACCGACCACCCTGCTTAATCAGGTTTTCGAACGCATGAAAGCCTATGGCGGTATTGCCTCGGTGGCGCAGCTGCTGACCACTGATGCGGGCAACCCCATCGAATGGGCGACCAGCGACGGCACCGAGGAAATCGGTGAGCTGCTGGGCGAGAACACGGCCACCAGTGAAGGTGATGTCGAGTTCGGTACCGGCACCCTCGGTGCTCACAAGCTGTCGTCGAAAATTATCCGCGTGCCCAATGAGCTGTTGGCGGATTCGGGTATCGACATGGAAGCCTTCCTGTCCAACCGTATCGCTTCGCGCCTGGGGCGTGGTGAATCGGTGTACCTGGTCAAGGGAACCGGCGCTGGCAACCCTCAGCAACCGTTGGGTCTGGAGGCGTCTGTGGGCGTCGGCAAAGTGACAGCAGCAGCCGACAAGTTGAGCTGGCAGGAAATCAACGGACTGATCCACAGCATTGACCCGGCCTACCGCAGTGCGCCGCAGTTCCGTCTGGCCTTCAATGACAGCACTTTGCAAACCATTGAAGAAATGGTCGATGGCAATAACCGTCCGCTGTGGCTGCCCGGCATTGATGCTGCTCGCCCGGCCACCATCCTCAAGCAGAGCTACGTCATTGATCAGGCGATTGCCAGCATCGGTGCGGGCAAAAAATTCATGTTTGGCGGTGACTTCTCGCAGTTCATTGTGCGCCGCGTGCGTTACATGGCCTTGAAGCGACTGGTTGAGCGTTTCTCTGAATTTGACCAGACCGGCTTTCTGGCCTTCCACCGCTTTGGCTGCGTGCTGCAGGATTCGGCGGCCATCAAGGCTCTGGAAGGTAAGTCGGCCTAACCATGAGGCGGGGCCGCGCAAGCGGCCCCTGTGCGCTGATGCTGGATCTTTCTTTGATCAAGGTGCATCTGCGCCTTGATGACGACCATACCGGCGAAGACACCCTGCTGCAGGCCTACGGGAATGCGGCCTGGAAGCTGGCTCAAAACAAAACCGGGCGCCTGTTTGTTGAGGCGGATGAGTTGCCAGAAGGCGCCGCCGAAAACGTCCTGCTGCTGGATGATGACGTGCGTTTGGCCATGCTGTTGTTGGTTGCGCACTGGTACGAGCATCGAGAGGCCGCCAGTGAGGTGGCCGGGATGAAGGTGCTTCCTCTGGCCGTGGATGCGCTGTTGGGGCCTCACCGTTGGTTCACGTTATGAATGAACCTGCCATTGGCGAGCTGGATACACGGGTCACGCTGCGGCATCGGGACGACCAGCCGAACATGGCCAATGCTGATCTGGAGTCGAGCTTTCCTGTCCAGAAACAGACGTGGGCCAAGCTCGAGCCCGTAGGCAGCGCGCTGTACTCGGGCAGTGTTCAGGCTGACAGCATCCTGACCCATCGAATCACCATTCGTTACCGTAACGGCATCACCCGAGATTGGGAGGTGGTAGTGGGGGACGGCGAGAGCGCCACGGTTTACCGGGTTCGGCGTAGCTCGCACCTCAACGGCAAGCGTCGCTTTACGGTGCTGGAGGTAGAAGAGTTATGACAGAACCACGTCTATCGGCCTACTTGCACTTTGAAGGGGCTGACTCGTTTTCGCGGCTGGACTTCGACAAGCGGGAGATCCGCAAGGGTTTCAACAAGGTCGGGCGGTTGGTGCAAAAGGAGGCGCGCAAGCTCACGGGCAAGGCCAAGACGCGCAGCTCTGAGGACGGTTATCCCGCGCAGCGAACCGGTCAACTTACCAAGTCGATTAAACCGAGGGTCAGTAAGTCGGGGTTCCTGGTACGGATCATGCCGGACAAGACTGCCGGCATGAAAGCGTACTACCCGGCTTACTTGCACTATGGCGTCAGGAACGGAGCCACGCGCACGCGAGGCCATCGCCGGCAAGCGGATCGCGGGCGCGGCTGGCGGATTGCGCCCCGTAAAAACTTCATGGAAGACGCGCTGCAAAAGAGCAATGACCGGATTGTCGCCATCTTGCAGAGTGCTTTTGCCAGCAGTCTTAATTAATAAAAGCCCGCCCCGTGCGGGTTTTTTGTTGCGGGTGATTTTATGCAAGTAACGCCCCTAGTCATGCACTTACGAGCGAACTGCCCCAGTTTCACCAATGGTGTTTCCGGTGGAATTGATTGGGAAAGCATCGAGCGCAGTTCAAACCTGAAAGGCCTCGCGGCTTATTTGGTGCTGACTGACGAACACGCCGACCCTTCAGAAGCGCAAAACAAAGTTGTACAGGACGTTAGCGAAGAGTTTGACGTATGCGTGGTGTTTCCGCAGCGCTCTGGCGACGAGCGCGGATTGGCGGTTGGGGATCTGGTGGACGCCGTGCGCAAAGAGTTGTGCCGCGCTCTGGTGGGGTTCTCGCCTGATCCTGACTACGACCCGATTGAATACACCGGCCGGGAAATGCTGCTTAACAGCCGAGACAAGGCGGTCTATCGGTTCTCGTTTGTGACGGCTTTTCAGTTGGGCCGTAACCGCGCTACTGATCCTGCAGAGACTTGGCAGGAGCGCGAAGCGGATGGCTTGCCGCCGCTGGAGGGGCTGAACATCGATTACGACTTTATCGACCCCTTAAACGATAAAAACCTTTCCAAGAGCGGCCGCCCTGACGGTCGTGTCGAATTTCAAACGCGCGAGGATTTACCCCAGTGACGCGAATCTATGTGAAGCCGGTCGAGGGCCGGGCCGTTCCTGACCCGGAGAAGGGCTACCAGTTGTTGCCCAAGGAAGGCGGGTTGGTGCCGAACAATGCCTACTGGCAGCGTCGGTTGAAGGATCAAGACGTGATCAAGCCCGAAGCGCCGGAAGAAGCACCGGCGGCGGAACTGGTCGTACCCAAGGCCGTTAAGGGGAGTAAGACCTGATGAGCGTGAGCTTTAACAATATCCCCGGTGATATTCGGGTGCCGCTGTTTTATGCCGAGGTTGATAACAGCCAAGCGAACAGTGCCACGTCGAGCATGCCGCGCCTGATCGTGGCTCAGGTGAACGATGATTCAACCGCTGATGAAGTGGGCAAGCTGACGCTGGTATCTAGCGTCAGCCTGGCGGTCAACATTGGCGGTTCGGGCTCGATGCTTGCGCAGATGTACGACACATGGCGCCGTATCGATCCTGCAGGAGAAGTCTGGTGTCTGCCGGTAAAGGGTGAGGGCGCCAAGGCCAAGGGAACTGTGACCATCGCCGGCGCAGCCACCGAAGCGGGCGTGTTGAATCTGTATGTGGCGGGAGCCCGGGTGCGCGCTGTGGTGGTCAACGGGGCGACACCAACCGAGGTGGCTGCAGCTGTGGTAGCGGCGGTTAATGCGGCCGGCCTTCCGGTGGTGGCGACCAATGCATTGGGTGTCGTGACGCTGACGTGCAAGTGGTCAGGCGAGAGCGGCAATGATATTGCGCTGCAGCTCAACCGCCTCGGCCGCAATAACGGCGAGGCTACACCGGCAGGCTTGACCGTGACGCTGGCAGCTATGGCGCAGGGTGCCGGCTCCCCGGAAGTGGCTGAGGCACTGGCCACGCTGGGCGATGAGCCCTTTGAATTCATCTGTGCGCCGTGGACTGATGCCGCGTCGCTCGATGCCTGGAAATCGTTCATGGACGACTCCACTGGGCGCTGGAGCTGGGCCAAGCAACTGTATGGCCATCTGTACACCGCCAAGCGCGGGACGCTTGGGCAACTGGTGGCTTTCGGCGTTACGCGTAACGATCAGCATGCCACCATTCATGGCTTTGAGGTGGGCTGCCCTGATCCATTTTGGCGTGTGGCAGCGGCCTACGCGGCCCGGACGGCGGTGTTTATTTCCGCTGATCCGGCCCGACCGACCCAGACTGGCGAGATGACCGGGATTACACCGGCCCCGGCCGGTGAGCGTTTCACTCTGACGGAGCGCCAATCACTGCTGACCCACGGTGTTGCAACGGCGTTCTACGGTGGTGGCGCGCAGCGCATCGAGCGCGGGATCACCAGCTATCAGCGTAATGCGTTTGATCAGCCCGATGATTCCTACCTGGACAGCGAGACGTTGCACCAGTCTGCGTATGTGATCAGCTACCTAAAGTCGGTCGTGACCAGCAAATACGGCCGTCACAAGCTGGCCAATGACGGCACGCGCTTTGGTGCAGGGCAGGCCATCGTGACGCCGAACGTGATCCGCGGTGAACTGAGCGCCGCGTATTACGCGCTGGAGCGCCTGGGTATTGTCGAAAACGCCGAGGCCTTCGACGCGTACCTGGTGGTCGAGCGTTCTGCCACCAACCCGAACCGGTTGAATGTGCTGTTCCCGCCTGACCTTGTGAATCAGTTGCGGGTTTTTGCGCTGCAGTATCAATTCCGACTGCAGTACGCAGTCTGATTTAACGAACGTCCATAGCCCGCCAAGTGCGGGCTTTTTTGTGGGAGAACGCAATGGGCAAGAAAGTAGCCGGCACCGTCTACGTCAAGGTAGACGGCGGGCAGTTGACCGTCACCGGAGGCGTTGAATGTCCGCTGAGTGACAAGAAGCGCGAAACAGTGGCGCCGGGTTTCTTCAAGGAAGAGGACTTACCGCCCTATGTGAAAGTGACTGCTGTTGACGACCCTGATTTGCCGATCAAGCAAATCATGGCGTCGACTAACTCGACCATCACCGCCGAGCTGGCCAACGGCCGGGTCTACGTCCTTTCGGGTGCATACGTGGTTGGCGAGCCGTCTTCCAAGGGCGACGACGGCACGATTGAATTCGAATGGCACGGCATCAAAGGAGCATGGCAATGAGTGAACACAAGCTGAGCACGCCGATTCAGGCGCACGGTGAAGAAGTCACCAGTATCACGCTGCGTCGCCCGACCGTTGCCGAGTGTCGAGCCATTAAGACGCTTCCTTACGCCATCGGCAAGGATGAAGAGGTTTCGCTGAACCTGGATGTGGCGGCCAAGTACATCGCGGTCTGTGGCGCTATCCCCGCCCCCTCGGTCAACCAGCTGGACCTGGCCGATCTGAACAATCTGGCGTGGGCGGTTGCTGGTTTTTTCTTGACGCCGGCTTCAGCGCCGCCGGCGGAGACGGCGCCGAGCTAAATCAGTTGGTGGGAACCGTGTACGACCTTGCTTGGTTCTGGAAGGTCGATCCTGAAAACATGATGAATCGCCCGCTTGATGTGCTGCAAGAGAACTTGCAGCACGCGCAGCGCATCAGCGAAGCCGGCGCGACGGGGTAGACATGGCAGAGAGATTCCAGCTTAAGGCGCTGATTACCGGCGTCGACAGGCTATCGCCTGCGCTTGCTGGCATTCGCCGGCGGGTGGCCGGGTTCCGTAGGCAAATGGACAGCTCAGGCCTGGGCAACATCGGCTTTGCTGACATTGCGAAGGGTGGTGCTTTTGCTGCCCCTTTCATCGCAGGGGTGAGCGAGGCGATCAAGTTTGAATCGGCCATGGCTGACGTGAAGAAGGTGGTTAACTTCGACACGCCGGAGCAATTCAAGCAGATGAGCGAGGACGTGCTCAACCTGTCTGAGGCGCTGCCGATGAGCGCCGAGGGGATTGCCAAGATTGTCGCGGCGGGTGGCCAAGCATCTATCCCTCGGGCCGAACTGCAGGCGTTTGCACAAGATGCGGTAAAGATGGGCATTGCCTTCGATCAGACGGCCGATCAGTCGGGCGAAATGATGGCCAAGTGGCGAACCTCGTTTAAGTTGACGCAGCCGGAAGTGGTCGCGTTGGCCGACAAGATCAACTACTTGAGCAACACCGGCCCGGCGAGCGCGCAGCAAATTTCCGACATCGTGACGCGCATCGGCCCCTTGGGGGAAATTGCCGGTTTGGCTTCTGGCCAGATTGCGGCAATGGGTGCGACGTTGGCGGGGGTTGGTGTGCCAAGTGAGGTGGCGGCTACAGGCATGAAAAACTTCATGCTGGCCCTGACCAAAGGGTCGTCGGCCACCAAGTCGCAGATGCAGTCCTTTAAGGCTCTGCGGATTGACACCAAAAAGCTGGCCGAGGGCATGCAGAAGGACGCACAGGGCACGATGCTGGATGTGCTCGACCGTATATCAAAGGTCGATAAAACCAAGCAGGCCGGGCTTCTGACGCAGTTGTTCGGCACTGAGTCTGTAGGTGCGATTGCACCAATGCTGACCAACCTCGATCTGCTGAAAAGGAACTTCAGGAACGCCGGTGACGAAGCGCAATACACCGGCTCGATGCAGGCTGAATACACGTCCCGCTCGGCCACTACGGCCAACGCTATTCAACTGCTTACCAACCGCCTGACCAGTGCGGGCATCACGATTGGCAACATCTTTTTGCCGCCTCTCAATGAGGCCATCGCAACCATTGGGCCGATGATCAGCATGGTGGGCGATCTGGCCGGCGCCAATCCGGGGTTGGTTAAGGGCTTGTTAGGGGCGGCTATCGGATTCAGCGTGCTGCGCCTGGCGGTCATGGCGGCGACGGTGGCTACCAAAGTGTTTGGTGCTGTAGTGGGCATGAGCCCGGTGGGCATGCTGGTTCGCGTCATTGCACTAGCGGCTGGCCTGATGATTGCCAACTGGTCGACCGTTGCGCCGTACTTTGAGGCGATTTGGGCGAGGATTGGCGGGCCACTGACCAGTTTGTGGGAGCTGTTTAAAGGCGTGTTTTCCTACACCCCTATGGCAATGATCATTGCTAACTGGGACCCGATTGTCGCGTGGTTCAAGGGCATGTATGAGCGGATCAAGCCTTATCTTGAGCCGCTGATGCAGATGGGAGAGTGGGTCGGCGGCAAGCTGGGGATCGTGTCGACGGGCGGGAGTGGTTCGGGGGCGCGTGGGCCACTGGTTAATTCCGGTGGTTCAGCGATGGCCCCGAGCCCGCTGGTGTCTTCTGTTGGGCAGTCTCCCGGCCAGTCATTGCTTGCGCAAGCCTCGGCCAACGCCAAGACGCAGCTGGAGGGCGGCATGGTGTTGCGTTTTGAGAATGCGCCACAAGGTTTCCGGGCTGACCCTGGCACCAGTAACCAGCCAGGACTTTCTATCACACCACGGGTGGGCTACCGCTCGCTGTCAGGGAGCAACCCGCAATGAGTGAATGGCGTGATAGAAGGCAAGGCGCCTCCTTTCGGGGGGTGCCATTCTTGCTGGATACTGACAGCGCAAACGTGGGCCGGCGCACGCAAGTGCATGAGTTCCCCCAGCGTGATCAGCCCTTTGTCGAAGACCTTGGGCGACGCACGCGGGAATACAAGTTCAGCGGCTTTGTGGCGGGGGATGACTGCCTTTCGCAGCGCGATAAGCTGCTGACGGCTCTGGATACGCCCGGGCCCGGTGAGTTGGTCCACCCGTGGTTTGGGCGCATGACGGTAACGCCGGGTGATTGCGAAGTGTCCCATGCTCGTAACGAGCTGGGCATGGTGCGCTTTAGCTTGATGTTTATTGACGGGATGCTGTCCTTTCCGGTGCAGTCGCCTAATACCCGGCGCTTGCTGGCTGAGCAGGCGCCGACTCTGCTGGAGTCAATGAAAGCCCGTTTCAACGCGGCAATGGGCACCGTTGATTTGGCGCGGCAGCGTGTCAACGCCGTGCGTTCAGCGGTATCCAGTGCGCACGCCTTTGGTATTGGCTTCCTTAAGCCATTTACCACTTTGGCGGGCGATCTGGATTCGTTTGTGTATTCGATCGTTAACGCCCCGGGGGCGTTCTCGGCCAGCCTGTTGAGTGATATTTCCAGCCTTGAGCGCACGTTCAGCGGCTACGGCGCCGATGGCTCGTTTACAGGCAGCAGCTCCAAGGCTTCGGCGGTGTCGTCTTTGCAAGCATCGGCGCCCGTTACGGATAACGCAGATGTGGCGGCGGTTCAGGCGGCGGTGATCGGACTGGTTCAGGATGCGGCGCTGTTGGATTTGTTGCTGGATATGGCCCAAGTCCCGATAGCGGTCGCTGAAGGTGTCAACGATCCGGCCGACCTCGATGTGCAACTGGCGCAGCAAGGCGCCACGGTTGAAGCGGGTAGCTCGACCGTGACGAATGTGCCGATTGCAGACGATGTTTTAGAGGTGCGGGACGCCATCAGTGACGCGCTGTGGTCTGTTGCCAGTGACAGCCAGCCAGAACACTTTGGCGCGCTGAGCGGGGCGCGGCTTGCCCTTGATCGCCACCTGACCGAAGTGGCACGCAGTGGGATAGGCCTGCGCGCTTATGCGCCGGCTGAAACCGTTTCGTCGCTGGTTCTGGCCCATGCGTTGTATGGCGATGCGCTGCGCAGTGGCGAGATCGTTTCGCGTAACCGTGTGCGTCACCCGGGCTTTGTACCGGCGACAGAACTTCAAGTAGCGAAAACCTAATTATGAATGATTCCAATGCCGTCACCCTGAGCGTTGGCGGGCACGACTACGGCGGTTGGAAAGCCGTCAGTATCAGTGCCGGCCTTGAAAGACAGGCCCGGGAATTCACCTTGGGTATCACTTGGCAATGGCCGGGCGGTGGCCCAGTCCCGGTCAGGATTCAGCATGGCGAAGAGGTTGAGGTGCGCATCGGTCAGGATCTGTTGTTGACGGGCTATGTGTTCGGTTCGCCTATTCGCTACGACAGTGAGTCCATCACCCTGAGTATTACCGGGCGTTCGCGCACGGCGGATCTGGTGGACTGTGCGGCGATCAACACGCCCGGCCAGTGGCGCAATCAAAGCGTGCAAAAGATCGTTGCCGCCATTGCCGGGGAGTACAAAATTCCCGTGATCAATGACGCCACGGCGACGCTAAACATTGAAGACCACACGATTGAGCCCGGGGAAACCGCGTTTGAAAGCATCGACCGACTGCTGACTATTTCACGGTTGTTCAGCACGGACGATGGACAGGGACGGTTGGTCATTGCCAGCCCGGGCAGTGCAGGGCGTGCCACTGACACCCTGGAGCTGGGTAAGAACATCCTGAGCGGCAATGCCAACCTGGACTTCTCCAATGTGTTTTCCGAGTATGTCAGCAAGGGCCAGCGCAGCGGCACCGATGACAGCTTTGGGACCGAGGCCACTGAGGTTGAAGCGCGGATTCTTGACGAACGGGTCAGCCGCCGTCGCGTAAAAGTCATCAAGCAATCAGGGCAGACGACCGACGCCATTGCGCGCGGCCGGGTCGAGTGGGAGCGGGCCAATGCGGTCGGCAAGGCCTTGACGGTCGAATACGTGCTTCAAGGTTGGCGGCAAAGCAGCGGTGAGCTGTGGCGGCACAACATGATCGCGCGGCTGATCGATCCCCTGATCGGTTTAGATCGTGACGTGTTGATCAGTGAAATCAGTTACGAGCTGAGCGAGTCGGGCGGTACCACGGCAAAAATCAGCGTGGCGCCGCCTGAAACCTTCCTGCCTGAGCCGAACGACGCTTACGAAAAGCGCAAGCTCAAGAAGGGCAAGAAGACTGACAACTTCGAATACCTCATTCCAGCGGACTACACACCATGAGAAACGGCTTAGCGAACATTCTGGCGCGTGGGGTGGTGGCCTTGGGTAACTCGGCGAGCAAGCTGCAAAGCCTGCAGCTGCGGCTGTTGGCTGGCGAGGTCAAAGACAACATGGAGCACCTGGAGCCTTACGGGTTCACGGCGTGCCCCTTGGCGGGCGCCGAGGCGCTGGCTGGGTTTATTGGGGGGGATCGTAGTCATGGCGTGGTGATCGTGGTGGCCGACCGGCGTTTTCGGCTGCAGGGGCTCAAGCCGGGCGAGGTGGCGCTGTACACCGACGAAGGCGACAAACTCCACTTCAAGCGTGGACGGATCATCGATCTGGAGACCGTGACGCTGAACGTCAAGGCGTCGGACTCGGTGAACTTTGAGACGCCGGTGATCAGAGCCAGCGGCCGGATTGAGTCCGCTGGTGATCAGGTTGCCGGTGGGATCAGTCAGATGGAGCACCTGCATGACGGTGTTGAAAAGGGCGACAAGCAGAGCGGGCCGCCGGTCGGGGGTGAGGGATGACGCGAGAGGGTTTATTGCGCCGCTCTGTGACGATCAGTCTGTTCACCTGGCGCCGCGCAGGGCCGGATGACGCCGTGGATGATAGCGACCGTAAAGGCTGGTGGGCGGACTGCGTGCCATCCGTTGCCGGCGACAAAATTGGTTCGCGGCTGTGGCTGCTGCAGCGCCGGACACTGGTAGCGGACACGCTCAAGGATGCCCAGTCCTACGCCGAGGAAGCGCTGGCCTGGTTGGTGGATGACGAAGTGGTGACGAGCGTTACCGTAACGGCTGAGCGTCAAGGGAATGACCGGATGAATCTGCGCGTCATGCTGACCGAGCAGAACGGCGAGACGCTGGAATTGAATTTTGAAGACACATGGGGGCTGATCAATGCGGTATGAGATTCCGACGCTGCCGGCGCTGATCAAGCGGACGGAGGCTGACTTTGAACGCAACGCCCCGGACGCGCTGCGTCGGGCTGATGCCAAGGTGGCCGCCCGCGCGCTGAGTGGTGCTGTGTATGAGCTGTATGGCTATCAGGACTGGATTGCCCGCCAGTCCAACCCGGCGACCTGCGACGAAGCCATGTTGCTGAGTTGGGCCGATTGGCGCCTGGATGATGGCCCAACCCCGGCCGTTGCTGCTGCAGGGTTTGCGACTGTAGTGGGATCGAGTGGCGCCCTGGTGGACGCTGGCCAGCGCTATCAGTCCAAAGATGGCCGGCAATATGTGGTCGCCGAGGCGGTCACGCTGGTGGCTGGAGGGGCCACTTTAAAGGTGGTGGCAGAGGACGTTGGAACGCTGGGCAACATCGAGGCCGGAACCCTGACGGCGGCCACCCCTGTGCTGGGTGTTAACCCCGAGGCAGTGATAGGGCCGGATGGCATCGTGGGTGGTGCGGAAAAGGAAAGCATCGAGGCGCTGCGTGCGCGGGTCAAAGCCGCGTTTAAAAACCCCAGTAAAGTCGGCAACGGTGAGGACTTTGTGGAGTGGGCCTTGCAGGTGCCGGGCGTCACCCGGGCGTGGGCGTTACCACGGTGGATGGGGCCGGGCACCTTTGGGCTGGCATTCGTGCGTGACGGCGATCCCGAGATCATTCCCACCGCTGCCCAAGTGGCCGTGGTACAGGCTTATCTAGACAAGAAACGCCCGGTTACGTCAGAGGTCTATGCCCTGGCTGCAGAAGCTCGCCCCCTGAATTTCACTCTACGGCTCACGCCTGACAGCACGGCGTTGCGCGCCGCTGTTGAGCAGTCGCTGCGCGTTCTGATTGATGACGAAGGCGGGCCGGGTGAAACGCTGCTGAAAACGCATGTGGGCTCGGCGATCAGCAATACCCCGGGAGAAACTGACCATGTGCTGATTGAGCCAGCGGCTGACGTGGTGATGGGGCCTAACCAAGTGGCAGTGCCGGGGGTGTTCACATGGGCTTGATCGACACCGAGGCGAGCTACTTGCAGCAGCTGCAGCAGCTTTTACCGCCGGGGCCTGCGTTCGATCTGGAGCTGCAGCCAGATGTAGCGCAGACGATGGCAGCGCTGGCCCCTGAGCTGGCCCGGGCAGATGGCAATGGCGAGGCGCTGTTGCTGGAGTTGAACCCGGCTACCGCGACTGTGCTATTGCCGGTATGGGAGGGCTACTTAGGCCTGCCGGACGTGTGTGTGGTGCCGGGTTCTCAGACCCTTGAAGAGCGCCGCGCGGCGGTGATCGACAAGCTGACAGCCACCGGCGCGCCCCAGTTGAGCTACTACCGCAAGCTTGGGGGGCAGAGTGGTATCCCGATCCAGATTGATGAATTCCGCCCGGCCCGGGTTGGCTCGACCAGCGTGGGCGACTTCCTCTATGGCGCTGCCTGGCCCTGGAGCTGGATTGCGTCGGCGCCTGTAGAGGCTTACGGGACTGAGGCGGCGGCGACGTTGGACTGCCGACTGCAGAGGGATGCCCCGGAATACACCGATGTGGTGCTGGGCTTTGGCCAAGAGGTGGTCGCGAGCATTGCGCTGCAGGTTGATCAACTGTTCAACGCCATTCATTACGTGGTGCCGGCGGCCGTAGCTGGCATCGAGGACTTGTAGCATGCAAAGAATTTCCAGCTGGACCGAACTGGTCGCGGCGTTGGGGCTGTTTCGTTACGGCACCGTGACCGGTGGCGTGGCGCCCACGCCGCTCAAAGCCGAGTGGTTGAACATGGTTCAGGAAGAGTTGGCCAACTTTATCCTGGCTTACCTGCCCGAGCTTGATGCCAACGACAACACGCAGTTGCTCAAGGCCATACAGGCCTTTGGCGCGGCTTATCCGTTAAAGGCCACTACATTGGCCGGTTACGGCATTCTCGATGCGTATACGAAGCCTGAGACGGATTGGCTGCTGTCGAAGAAGGCCAACAATGCGAGCACCTTAGCTGGCTATAGCATTGGCGATGCCTACACCAAGGTTGTTATCGACGCTGCGCTGGCCGCCAAGCAAGCCGAGATAGATAACCTGGCAGCGACCAAGCAAGACAAGAACACCGCGCTGATGGCCGCCAATGGTTGGCGGCTGGACAAAGCGACCGGGTTGCTGGAGCAGTGGGGTAGTGGCTATTGCGCGCCCGATACCACGACCGCGCCGATCAACTTCCCTACGCCCTTTGCCGAGGTTTACAACTGCTTCGGTAACAAGATCAATACCAGCTCGGTGGACGCTGACGGCAACGCCGCTGGAGCGTTCGCCACCGACGCGACGCGGTATCAGCTGTTCAACGATACGAATCTCATAGGGGTCACCGTCCACTGGCGCGCACTTGGCCGAGCCCCTGGGTATTAACCACAGGCGGCCCACAAAGCTGTCACTACTTCAAAGAACACCCAACCCGCCCTGCGGGTTTTTTTACGCCTGGAGAAACATGCATGACAGATATTTCAGCGCTGGAAGCCTGGGCTGGTCAGGTCGCGGAGGCGGCGGTGATGTCCACGGCTGCGGCTGGGAAGCAGCACGAATACATCCACGGTAGCGCCACGACGGATGTGCTCACCGAGTCCGGCCTGGTGCCGTCGCTGGCCAAACAAGTGGTGCAGGGCCAAGAAAAGGTTACTGCCGTGCTGACCGAAGTTGCCTCACAGCTAGCAGGGGCCGCGACCTACGACACGACTGAGCTGGGGCTATTGAAAACGGTAGATGGTGGTTACTTCAGTACTCCCAGCCCAGCGTCGAAAGGGTATTTAATTTTATGGCGGAACACGGGGGGTGTGGCGGATTATCAAGATACCTATCCCAATGCAACGGCGGTCAACGATGTGCTGGGGCTTATTTCGCCTTCCAGCAGCGCGCCCGACATTGGCGCATCAGTGGCGGACGCGGACGGCTTTGAACTACTCCATGTACACACTGATGGCTTTCTGAAAACCGGGGCGTTTGAGATTGGCAAATCGGGCCTTCAAACCGAATTGCTCTCGGTTCAAAACCTAACTCTGCCTCATGTCAGTTCAGGTTTTAGCGTTATGGATGCGGACGGCTTCCACTATTCGCTCGACCCTGTGGCGCAGGCGGTGGCCCAGACCAAAAGCGTGTCGGTTCTGGCGGGGTTGCGCGCGTCACTGTCCAATGAACTGGAAGATGTCTTGATCCGTTTGGTCGGTGACTCGATCACCTGGGGCATGACCGTTATTGGTGGCGGACCTTTAGATCCCCGAAACCATGCGCTGACCGATACCCGCAATAACCTCACCTCGCCAAGCTGGGCGAACCTGCTGCACCAGTACCTCGGCGCCCGTTATTCATCCGGGGTCATGAGCAGTCCGGCGCCCGGTGTGGCGTTGTATGAAGCGGTGCACGCCATTGATGTGACCACATCGATGAAAGTGTCAGTGATCAACGTCGCCACGCGTGAGGTCGCCGGAAAGGCCGTCAGTGCCGATGCTAGCGCGGCCTTGAAGGCGTTGTGTGTGGTGCCAGATGCCTACGCGCTGTGTTTCGAAACGGTGGGCACCGGCTTTACCCTGGTGTACCGCGAGTCTCCAGCCGCCGGCAGCTTCACGGTGCTGGTGGATGGGGTGGTTAACCGCACGGTCATTGCCACCAACGCCGCCACCACCTATGGCAAAACCGTCACTATCGCGCTGCCCTTTGGTCGTCACGCGGTGGAGCTGCGCTGCACGGGAGCGGTTGCGTTTGAAGCGATCCAGCGCACCCGAAAAATCCGCGTCGCCAATGACGGCCTGATCGGGACCAATACCCTGGAGTGGCTACCGACTGCCGGCCGGCTGTCGGCCTCGGTGGCGAATGACGATACCCATGTGATTGTCCAGCTCGGGACCAATGACCGCGCCTTAACCACGGAGCCGAATGACCCCGTTAGGACTAAGCGAAACTTGGCGGCAATTGCCGATTACATCATTAACGCGCGCGGCAAAAGTTTGGTGTTAATGGCCGCAAACTATGCCGACTTAGATTACCCATCAATGGTTACGGCTAAATATTCACAAGCCGATGTGGCGCGAATGATTGCCCAGGTCGCATCTAACTTTAGTTGTGGTTATATCGATAACTACCGCGCCACACTTAAACAAAAACTAACGGGTGAAGTGTTCCTGGCGGATGGTTTGCATCCAAATAATGCCGGTCACTTGCAAAAGTTTAAAAATATCATTGACTGCTTAGAGCAGGCTTAGGGAGTAACACCGATGACGGTAGTAATTAAAGATAACACTGGCTCGTTCCGTGACAAGGCGTTGGGCTGGGCGGGTTCCCCGATTTCTACAGCCGGCTTAGAGTTTGCTCATTTTTTCGGCGGCTCTCTTGAAAGTTCGCTACGCAATTTCTCCTACGGAAAGGACAATTCCACCCCAACTGGGGTGCCTACTGTTAAAGCGGATAGTGTGTCTCTTCAAGGACGTGTCAACTTTATTAACACGGCCATGCCCGATGGAGATGAGTTGACATTGATTGTTGCTTTCAAACCGATAGAGCTAACTAGCACCATGGTGGCCGGTAATTTTATTTCTCCTGGATCTGGGAGCGGTCGAAAAGTGGCTATGGCTCTCGGCCTCACTGGAGTCTTTACTGCCTTCCGGGGGACAGACATCGATGGGAACGGCGCGGAGACGCCCACACCATTGGCGATGGGAGTCCCGGTATGTATTGCCATGAGGACTGACAATATTGGAAACCCACATATTTACGCTCATAACTTGACCCTTGGCGAAGTGGCCACCAAGTCAAATCTCGGGGTGCCTTCTCTTGGGGGGCCTATTCGAATAGGTGGGGCGTACAACACCGGCGGCTGGGATGGAAAAACGGAGATATACGCTGCCTTGGGTTTCAGTCGTAAGATTTCAGACGCCGAACTGGCGACGCTCTATGCCTGGCTTAAAGCGTACTGCGCCCGCCGAGCGATCGCTATCTGATAGCGCTCCCACTTCTACGGCGACACCTACACCGTCCCTTCGACGCTCCCGTAATTCTGACTGATCATGCTAATGGCCCGCCTCTGAGTGGGCTTTCTGCTCATTAGGGAGGAACTGAAAACGCCTCAGGGAATTTTGCGGGGATCTGTAAAACAAAGCTGCGCATCGTTGGGCATCGATTGCAGTGGGTGCCCACGTAAACACTTGTTATGTAAGGGGTTCTTTGGCCTTAGCCCGCATGGGGTGCTAGGGGTCGAGTGTTCGAATCACTCCGTCCCGACCATATTATTCAATGACTTAGGCCAATGTCCCCGACATTGGCCTTTTTCATTTTCGGGAGATTTTCGGGGCTTTTCCGCTTTTCATCCCTGCCTCCTCTTCAAAATTGTCAGAACCGGACCTCGTGAGTCGGTTGCTGATACCATATTTGCAGCCTCAATCAGTTGCCCAAGCTCGGCGCCGGAGTAGTGACTGGTGATGCTTCCGTTCTTGTGTCCGAGCAATGCTTTGCGGTCTTCCTCGGTTACACCTGCTGCTCGTAGCCGTCGACCAAACGTGTGCTTCAAATCGTGAATCCGGATAGACAAGTAGCCAGGGTGAGCGGGGCGAAGGTTTTTCTCCTGCCAGAGTTTCGCCGCTCTCACTCGCGCTTTCTTCCAGGCTGAGTCGTTCATTCGGTGCATCGCGGTACCGTTGTAAGGAAATACCCATTCCTTGCTGATGCCGCGCTGCTTATCAATGATCGACTTGGCCACGTTGTTGAGCACCACTAAGCGCTCATCGCCGTTCTTCACGCCCGAGCGTTCATTTCGCCCGCCAAAATCGGCGGGTATCAGAAATACACTGGCGCCCAGTTCCGGTACCGCAATCTCCCAATCCCACTTCAGCTTGCAGACCTCTTGCTCGCGACAACCTGTGTTCACCTTGAACAAGGCCATCGCCTGCAAGTGGGCAGGCAACTCTCCAAAAAGAATCGACTGCTCTTCCCATGACATGGGGTAGGGCTTACGGCTCGACTTCTTCTCTTCCAGCTTTGTGAGCATTGGCACGCTATCAAGCCATGGCCTCATCTCGTCATCTCGCCACTTGCGCGCACAAAGCGTTAAAACCCTTACCACGCGCTCTATTGAGATGTTGACCGTTCTATTTGCAACCCCTTTCTTCACTGTTCCATCGTCCAGCTTTTTCGTTGCAAGCCGATCCTTGATGAAGGGTGCAAGCGCCTGATCATCAATGTGGGTGAGCGGTACTTCTCCAATGAACTCGATCAGTTGAGACAGGTGATGCGCTGACAACTTGATAGAGGGCTGATCTTGAAACTCTGTGAGAAAGCGTGCCGCTGCATGGGAAAAGGTTCTGACTTGTCTAACGCCATATACTTTTTCCTGTCGCAGCTGCTCTAGCCTGTGGATCAGGTACTGCTCGGCTTCTTCCCTGTCACCAGTTTCAGTGCTTTCGCGAAATCGCTGGCCCCGGAAGACCTTATCGATTTGCCAGATGCCGCCTTTTTTGTAGATGCCGGTGATTGTTTTTCGCGCCATGGATCTAATCCTTGTAGGCGCTCGCTGCGAGGCCGATTGTTGTCCTGATTGGCCGCTTTTTCAATCGACTTGCGCTCAACGTAAGCATCAGCCCATGCATCGAGCTCTATTCGATCAAAGCCAACGCCTTGTTTTCCGATCGGGAATTCGCTCACATTCGGGCGAACTGTTTTGTTGAACTCATCCCGGCACATACCGAGATAGCTTGGTGCATCCATGGCGCGGAGGAACCTTGGAGGGGTAGGCGCGACCTGTGCGGCACTTCGATTTGACATAGCTGACTCCATGCCGCCGCGCTGGGCGGCAGAAGGTGGGTTAGGGGTTGGCGATCTTGTTCCAGCCGCCTGGCCGGCTTTTTTCGACCTTTCGTAGCGGTTCAGTAATGAGTCTTCCGATTTGTTTGAGCACAGGAATTCCTCGCCCGCCGTTTACCAGCAGGCTATTTGTTGTCGGAGGAGGAGATGCTGTTTTCATATCTTTTGATATAGAGCTTTGATATAACTATCAAGTCGTGTTGATAAGTTTTGTGGAGGTTGCAAGTGAAGGTTTCATGGAAGACTAATAAGAAACTTAAGCCTCAAGTAATTTTAGATCGTTTGCGGAAGTGTTCTTCTGTTGGGCAAGATGGTCGCGTGTCATTTAATGGGTTTGATAAGTTTGAGTTGGATTCAGTTCTTTTTACGATGATCGAATTCCATAAGACATTCAGCTATCACACTGCTCAGCAGATTTATTCGAGAGGCTTAAGCGCATGGGTGGCATCGGAAGGAACTACAGCTGATAGGTTTCTTGAGTCTCTGAAGGCTGAAGTTCTTGTGTACAACAAGCAGGTGCCCGAGGATTTTGTGCTTGTTACATCTATTTCCGCTGTGGCTGGATTTCCATTGAGGAAAATTAAGCTAGAGGGTGGCGTTATTGAAAGTTGCCCAGGAGGCCTTCCGAAAAAATACGAAACTCGAACTTATCATGATAAGCGCTGGAAATCTTCATCGCCACATTTGCCTGATAGCTATTGCCCGGTTTTAGTTAGATTTAAATCTAAAAATCCCATGGATGGTGTTGAACATGCTCTTTACGAACTTGACTTTGTTCGCGGTATTTTTTCACTCGATGTCAATTCGGCATTTTCTATTTCGCTCGCTATGCAGACGTCTAAACGTGCCCCAATTAATAAGCTAACATTGGGTGGGATGCACTCTCTGCATCAGAAAAGTGGGAAGTTACAAGATAAGAATGTTTTTTGGTACGATCCAAATTATAGCGAGAGAAAATCGCTTGAGTTGACTGATGAGAAAAATGCTCAAGCTGTACGATTTTTTGAGTTCGTTATTGGTGCGCTAAGTCGTCACAAGGATGCCCACATAATAAAAGACGCTATTGTGCGTTATGTAAGAGCGTTCGATGAGGTTGATAAGAACTCTACAGTTCAAAGGGCTTGGGCTGCTCTGGAATCCATGATGGCTCCAGGTGAAAATAATACTGATTTGATCGTGGGTCGTTGTTCTTTTTTGTATGCGGAGCGTGAATATTATCGGCAGGTGCTAGAACATGTGAAAGAGTATAGAAATCGAAATGTTCATTTGGGGCATGCTATTGAAGATCCTTCACCTCACTGCTACCAAATACAAAAATTTTTCAGGCAGGCTCTTATATTTCATTTGCGGGAAGTAGATAATTTCAAAGGTCTTCAAGAGTCCAATAAGTTTCTTGACTCTTCTGATTCTATAGTGGAGTTGGGGAGGCAAAGGGATTTGATAGATAAGGTAATTTCTTTTATAACGCCTCCTTGAGTTGTATTTCACTCCTCTGATGTTATTCCGCGAAAGCCGGGAAGATGAGATCGGGCAGGCCGGCCATTGGACCGCTGAGGTAGATTCGCTTCATGCAGGCTCCGCAACTGGCTGGCGGAACACGGGAAGGCCGCCGGCCTGCTCACGCACAGACTTCACACCCGCCTCGTCGTAACCCCAGATGTTGCTGTCATCGAACCGTTCAGGTCCGAGATAGCCAGGGTGCAGCGGTTCACCGGTAGAGATGTAATCCCGGAACTATTTGACCAGATCGCGCAGCGTGCCGCCGTGACTGAACCCGCGCCACCGGCCACCCCACACCGTTTCATGCGTGAAGACGCGCTTCCCGCTGTAGTCATCGATGAACCAGACCTTGCCGCGGTGATCGACTTCCATGCTGGCGTAGCGGTTCACGGTCTGGCTGTAGAAGAACCTGCGGCCATGGTCGGCGATGATTCGGATAACCTGGTTGACTTGCTCGCAGCGTTTACGCTTCATCCACATGCTGTTTTCAGAATAGCGGCAGCCGCGATACTCCGGTTTCGGTTCGTAATCGGTGGGGCGGATCACGCAGGCCAGTAGCTGTGCCCAAGTGTCGGCGTTATTCGGGAGGCAAATCCCAAACTCCTTGGTGTCGTACTCAACCTCAGAGGAAAGCCGTTCCACAAGATCTGCAGGCACTGCAAGATTTGAGCAGCCGCTGTTGTAGTAGCCAAGACGCTCCAGTACGCGGGCTTCGTCATAAGCACCGGCGCAGGACAGCTTCCAGCAGTAACCACTGTCATCTGACCGCCAAAGCGTGATTGCTTTATGGCGGCGATGGGTGTGCTTCAGGCTCAGCACGATGAACGTGGGTGCCTGTTTGTTTTCTGTGGGCATGGGGCGTCCTATCCGGGTCATGCCCGGGCGGTGGAGTGGGCGGTGGAAAAAGCCCAAGAGGAAGGGGATCGCGACTTAAAATTTAATTGGCTTCCTATAAGGCAGAGAAATGGTTCTCTGCATTACGGGGGTTAAATCTAATGGAACATGCAACGACTATTCTGGAGTTGTTTGTAGCTCTGGCATCACTCATACCAGTTATGATTGGCCTTGCCACAAAGCCGATTGAATGTCGCAAGAGTGTGGTTTTAAGCTGCTGCCCGGAGCTCTGCGACACGCCACGGGTCATTTGCGCGAGCCAGTGCTGCCATCGGAGGCGGGCTGACGCTGTTCCCGCACATGTGCACTTGCTGGGTTTTTGTGAAAGGTTTACCGTCGGCGCCGTGGCTGATGATGTAGTCGCCGGGGAAGCCCTGGGCCTTGTAGAGCTCAGCGGGTTGCAGCATCCGCAGGCAGATATCGACGATTACATACGGCGTGCCTTTGATGGTCACGGTGACCAGTGCCAGGCGGTCGCGGGTGGTAATGGTCGGTGCCGGCTCGTTGGCGTCACTCACATTCTCGGTGCCGTAGTAGCTGATCAGGAAGGCCGCGACCCGCAGCGCTCCTGCTTCAACCTCTGGCGACAGCTTCAGCTCGACCAGCGAACTTTTGCCGCCGCCGCCCGCTGTGATGGTGGGTGCCGGTTCGTTCAGGCCCTGGCCGACACTGGCGCCGAACTGACGCTCAAGGAATGCCGTCATCAGCCCGTGATGGGTGCCGCCTGCGCTGATGGTGTGTAGCGGGTCGTTCAAGTCCCGTGCATCGCAGTTACCGCGTAAGTGCACCAGGTTGGCGGTGACCAGTTGTTGCTGGCTTCCGGTGTTGGTCACGGTGGTCATGGGGTCTTCGATGCTTTTGGCTGCTGTTGTGTTGAAGCCGCCATTCATCTGGGCCATGAACACAGTCGAGATTCCCATTGCATGCGCGGCACCGGCAGGCCGCTTGTAGTTACCGCCGCTGGTGATGGTGGGTAATGGCTCTCCCAGTGCTTTGCCTTCGTCGGCAAACCTGAACTTCACCAGATGCGCCGCTGCGATCGCATGCTTAACCCCGCCTGCTACAACCGTACCCAAGGGCTGATCCAGACCAGGTACACGCGGTGCTTGGCCAGCTCTCTCCCCGTAACCGGTTTGAACGAGTGTTGGGCTGACTATCGAGAAGGCGCCGCCCTTGGGATAGGAGGTCACGGTGCGCAGTGGCTCGTCCGCAGACTGCACGCTTTCCCCGGACCAATTCGCGATCGGCACAATAAAAGGACTGGCGGCATCCAGTACGAACTTGCGCATGCCCTTGGCAACGCGGCGCAGGGTGGCCGGGGCCAGATCCTTTTTACGACCAAAGATGCTTTGGCTGGGGATGGTCCAGTCAATGCACTCGGCGGCGGTGCGCCACTTCTGCTGACCTTTGGCGGGGCTCTTGGCGTGTGTTGGTTCGGGCCACACGATGGGCTGGCCATCGCAACGGGCAATCATGAACAGGCGTTCCCGGCTGGTGGGGGCGCCAAAGTCGCAGGCTTTGATCACCTTCCACTCAACGACATAGCCCATGCCTTCCAGCAAGGCAACGAAGCGGCGCCAGGTGCGGCCCCGCTGCTTCGGGTCGGGGATCAGGAACTGCTGGCCCACGGGCACAACTTCACCAGGTGCTGCCACGTCACCGCCGAGTTTCACCACGCGGCCCGTGGCTTTGTCGCGCTTGGCTATCAACCGGCCCCATTGCAGGATCTGCTTCACGTTTTCGAGGCTGATCACCCGGGGTTGCTTCATGCCTGCCCACTTGAGGCCTATCCACGACAGGTTACGAATCTCACGCTTGCGGGGCTGCCCACCGGCTGCCTGGCTGTGATGGGTGCAGTCCGGCGACATATGGAACCAGCCAACCGCCCGGCCACCACATTCAGTGTCAGGGTCACCCTCGAACACGTCAGTGGTGTAGTGCTTCGCATGTGGGTGGTTGACTGTGTGCATGCTGATCGCGGCGGGGCTGTGGTTTTTGGCGACGGTGACAGCGCGACCAAGGCCCATTTCCAGCCCGGTACCGGCGCCGCCACCGCCGCAGAAGAAGTCCACGACGATCTCATCGTCCTGCTGGTTGAAGCCAAGGCCGTACTGGGTTTTGAAATCGAAGGGGTATTTTTTCTGTTGTGCGGACATAGGGGATCCTCGCCAAGGTGGCGTTACTAACAAAAGTGGAGTACTGGTTAAGCACCGGGCATCCGATCCGGATGGAGGTTCGGTATGGCTTGGGTCGTGATGCTTACAAGTCCCGCAGGGGACTCCTTTTATGGTGAGGCGATAGATCGTGATGGTTGCCGGTATCGCTGTAAGACTTCAGACCAAGCGGAGCTATTCGAGACGAAGTCAGCCGCAGAAGCCAGTTTCTATGACTTCCAACTGATGAAGGCTCTGAGGGGTTATCAACTTGAAGCGGTAGATCTGTGCGCTCACTCGGTGTAATGCACTATTTGATCAGGCAGTCTGTATTCGATTTTCTGGCTGCCACTCACAAAACCCAACCCGCTGTGCTTTCGTCTTCGGGTTGATGATTGGCTTGCCTTCGGCGTCAGTCATTACGCACTTTGCCCTGATGCGCAGATCCCGGCATTGAATGGTTTTTCGGGCCAACTCTATGAACTGTTCGGCGTACTGCGGAGCATCGAATAGAGGCGACAATTGGCGAGCCGTACCCCCCCCATAATCTGCTCGGTCTTCTTCTCGACAAGCTCTAGCCATTCCGCAAGGGGGATAGGCTCGACACCGCCTGGTGCCTTCACGTTCTTGCGGGTGCCTTTGGTGCGCTTTTTGGCCTCGGCCAGCGCAACATCGCGGGTCATTCCAAATACGGCAAATGTACTCATGGGATTCTCCGGCCAGTCGTCGATACGGTCTGAGCTGGCATGATTCGTTGAAGTGGAGTATCACGGGTGACCGGTAGGAACCGGATCAAGGAGCGAAAAGTGAAAACAGTAATCATTGAAAGTGAGCTAGGCAGTGTTGATGTATGGAGATACAACGATGTTCTTGCTGTATTGCCAGGTGACCACACGCAAGGTATCGAGGTCTGGCGTGCAAGGATGCTCCCAGGGTTCAGCTCATCAAATACCCCAGGAGTTGTGGATGAGCACCACCAACTCTTAATCGAAGTCCCGGACCCGACTGACTCTCAGGTCATTGATCGTCTTCGGATTGCGTGTTCTGACGCTTGGAAAAATCGCTAATCGGTTTGCCGCTCTCTCATGGGAAAGTAGCGGAAAGCTCATGTCAGGCAATTGCGCGCTTAAGCTGATCAGTGAGCCGGGCGGGTAGGCCGCGCAATAACAGGCTACCTGCCTCTTCGTCATACTCGATTTTTGAACCGAGCATGTGAGCCTCAAAGCTGATTGATAGCCCTTCAGCGCGCCCGGTAAAACGCCGGAACTGGTTCAGGGTGCGCCTGTCGGCAGGAATCTCTGACGACAGGCCGTAGTCCTTGTTGCGGATGAAGTCATAGAAGGCTGCTGGCCGGTCTTCATCAATCAGTCCCGACAGTTCGTTGAGACTCATCGGCTCGCCAATCTTGGCCTGGGCCATTGAGTAACTAACCAAGGTGTTGGTTTTCTCGCGGGCACTGTCTTCGTGCAGATCCTCGGCGGTGACAAAGTCGCTGAAGGCCTTGAGCAACGTGCGTGTTTCGCCCGGGCCATCAACACCTTCCTGACAACCGATGAAGTCACGGAAGTAGTCGTTTGTTTTGCGACCCTTCGAACCTTTCAGGTATGAAATGTACTGTCGCGACTTCGGGTGGCTGCGCCATTCCGAGATATTGATCCGTGCTGCCAGGGTGACGCTGCCAAAGTCCAGATGCTTGGAAGGGGTGACGCTGAGGTCAGCATTCACAGTGACCGCTTCACTGTGCTGGAGCAGGGCAACTATCAGGTAGTCGGTCAGGCCTTGCTGGTAGTGGGTCAGCAACACATGCCCACCAACACTCAGGTTTGATTCTTCCATTAGTTTTTGTAGGTGCTCGACTGCGGTGTGGCTGAACTCGATAAATTCGCCGCCGTCGATATAGGTCTGCAACCAGCCGCTGAAAGGGAAGGCGCCGGACTGGGCGTGAAAGAAACCCCACGCCTTGCCGGTCTTGGCGTTGTAGGCGACGTTCAGGTCGTGCAGCAGGTTTTCGGTGACCTGAGATTCGGCCAGCTCGGTTTTGCTGACGTGCAGCACGGCTGGAGTGCCGTCTGGCTTCTTGTCGATCTGATGGATGATGCTGTGGCGGATGGGCATGGTATTACCTCGGGATGGCGCCGCCCTCCGTGACCGGATGCAGCGAGGTTATTTCTCGTTAGTGACATGCAGGCGTGACAGTCACAGAAGGCGGATAAAGTCCGCCAATTGCTGATCAGTCATGCGGTCGGCGCCGCGAATGAAGCGCGATATCAGATCCTGTTCCTCATCGATTCCGGTGCGCGCCATGGTTCGTTTCAGCGCGGCGTCATCGTTGTGATAAAGAGCTGTGACAATCTTTCGTGACAGCAGGAGTGCTTCTTTTTCTTTCGCACTCAGCTTGTCGCGGTCGCGTTGATCGCGCTTCCGTTCGGTTGCAGATTTGGCCATGGCTTGCCTCTTCAAGTCCGCTGGGTGGCAATTGATGTTGGGTTTGGCGAAGGCGTCGCTGTGCGGATGCGTTGACGCGCTTCACATGTGACTGCCGAAGAAGGCGAACACGGTCAGTGTGATACCAAAGCGCAAAGCCCAGCTGCTCAGGAATTTTCCGAACTGCTTAACGTTGAACTGCGCTTCTTTTGCCTCCAGCTCACGAGCATGAGCAGTGGCATTGTTGTGGCCGAAGCGCTCGGCTACGACCACGCCAGTAGCGCGATTGATCAGCGAAAAGGTGTTGTTACCGCTCGGCCGCACGATGATCAGCGGGGCCAGCGGTGGCGGTTGTACGCCGGGCTTTTGGTAGAACTCGGCCGTGGCCTGGTGAGCACGTGCGCGCAACCCGTCGAGAACGGTGATGCGCTGGGCGATTGATGGGTGCATGGTCGATCCTCGACTTGGGTTACGGGTATTCGTCAGCGCTCAAGCCTTGCGACAAGGGAGGGCTGACGAATAACTGCAGGCATGAAAAAGCCCAGTCGAAACCGGGCTGTGTTGCACTCTTAAAACGCCGCCGTATGTAAGAGCAAGGCTGTATGGGCGTGCCCATCACTGGTTACTTGTGCATGGCTGAATCCTCCGTTTTGATCGTCAGCAGGGAAGGGGTGATGCAGGTGTCCAGCGTCTGCTGGGTTGGCGTCCGTATCGGGGTGTGATCTGACCGGCACTGATTCCCGGCATTTTGGTCGGTCGGCTGTAGATGTCTGCCTGCGGTTGCTCTGGAATTGATTTCACCGCTTTCGCGATGCCAGCCACTGACCTCTACCCAATGTCCCTGCCATCACAGCAGGATTACCCAAGATCCTGCGCATCAGCCTGCGCATTCAGATCACACTCCGATGCGTCCTGGTGCTGGGGAGTACCAGGTGCTCGGGCAGTTAGCGACAGGCTGTCGTGGCGCTGGTTGATTCGGTTTACCCGACCAGATCAAAAGAATCCGCGCGGCGTGTCATTCTCAATTCGCCGCCTCGTCGCTCAGTTGGGCGGCGATCACGTCTAGCCATCCCGCTGTCATCAAGACCTTGCATCGTCATCACTGCGACCAGCAGCAAGCAGAGAGGGGTGATGATCTGTCGGCGCATCGCTTCGGCGACCATCGCGCCCTGGCGGTGCACGCCAAGCTTGTACATGGCGCAGGCCAATCGCTTGACCACGGTGCCCGGCGCAATGTCGAAGGCTCTGGCGATCTCTTTGGCGGTAAGTCCCTGGGCAACTGAGAGCACGAACTGCAGTTCCCGTGGCGCAAGGCCTCGGCCGAGGTGGCCCTTCCATGCACCGTCTACGATTGTCGATTCCATGATGTCTACTCGGTTGTTTTCCCGATACACCCGGCAAGCCAGGTGCAGCAGTGAAAGTGTCCGGTGTTGCCAGCAAACCTTGTGCGCCGAGTTACCGGTCACGGAAGCAGGCTGTATTGAGTGCTGTTCCCTGAACTCAAATGCCGTATGGCGTCAGGGTGCGTATGCAGGTTGTTAAAGAGCGGGTCGCTGCAGTGTGTTGCTGTGATGGATGTAATTTAGAAAACTTAACAGATTTCGTCAAGAGGGTAATTAAGAAAACTTAACAAATAAATTGTTGAGAGATTTCGGATCCATAAAAAAGCCCGCTCAATGGCGGGCTGTGTGATGAGAGAGAATGTCTACCAGCCGCACCCTTTACGAATGTCAGCTAGTGCGGCTTCGGCGCCCGAGATGTTGAACGAAGCAGTTAAAGGGTTTTCGCCGTAGGGCGTGACATTGGCCACAAGGGAATCGCTCTTCATCATCTCTTTCAGAATTGGGACCGGAGAACTAGGATAGAAGGAGGATTTATGGTCCGTCGAAACGACCCATGAGTGCCGCTGAGCTTTTGATTTACCTACGCGGTGCGTAATAGTTGTCTCATCAATCCCTAGAAATGAATTCCAGTTTACATACCACTCAGTAGTGTTCTTCGAGCAGCGCACTACCATGCCTACGCGCCCACCGTACCTGCCTGACCCGCTTTCGGCGTCGAGCATTGCAATGTAGATCGATTGATCGGTTAGAGGGTCTGTTTTGGTAGAGGTGCTCCACTTCCCTTTGCCAACAGATTGCGTGGATACAGTTTGCTTCGATAAGCCCTTCCCATCTGCTAGAGCGTCATAGCAAGAAAGCCTCTCAACGCTATTCTCTACCGCGGCGCATTGAATCACTTCTTTCTCAGCAACCTCGGCATTGGCATTAGTGGATAGTGCAAAGGCAGCCGCAAGAGCGATGGAATGCATGGCAATTTTCAAGATGGAGACCTCCTAAAATTTAGCCTGGACTCTATCATTAATGGCGCACGGCCACCATTGGGCGGGGTAGGCGTATCGGTTGGCCGATAAAGTAGTAGTCACAAAAAATCCTGCCTGTGGAGGGCAGGCGGGCTAGCATCGAGAGGCTTGAGAGAATCTTGAAAGCCCTGAGCTGATCTAGTGGTCGTACCGCTTGCCGCCCGTTGAAATCAGGTAAAGCCATTCGGAGTAGGGAAGGCGAGCAATAATTTTTGTGTTGTTAACGACCCCGGCCATAGTCATTCCCCGGCAAAGAAGATTCACGTTGCCTTGGATGCGCTCACAAATTGCGTCGGCGCTGTCGATGAAGTTGGTCTTATTCAGCCGAAGCATTATCACGGTGCGGCCTTCCGGTACTGCGCCGATCGGCGGAACCACAAATATAGTGATTTGCGTGTAGACGGCAATTGCGATGATGGCAATCAGGCCGGCAACTATGAGTTTTCGCATGGAGTACCGTTTCCGGGAATAAGTTTTCAATACTGCAGCCGCGACAGGTGTTTACCCTACGCCGCCGCCGCGCCATATGACACGACCCAAAATTGGCATGTCGTGAATTGATTCTTCGGAAGCAAGTTCGTCTGGGTTGGCATTTTTGTCAGGATTGTCGCTTCTAATTACCCAAACCCCAGACAACTGCTGCGTCAAACGCTTGATGCTGTTGCCGCCGTCAGGACGCCGTATGACGTACACCTGCTTGTCTTTTGGCTCTGTTTGCGACGTATCGAACAGCACTACATCGCCCTCGAAGATGTAAGGCTCCATGCTGTCGCCGCTAGCATAGATGACATACAAGTTTTCCGGCTTGGCATTAATGCGCTTGAGCCAGTCCCGCTTGAATGCAAGGCCTTCGGTTAACTCGACGTGCTCATTCAGGTATCCAGCGCCACAGTCAGCCTTTGCGCTGAATTGTGGGATGAGGGCGTAATCCTTACCGCTAGGAGATCCGTTTGGCTGGTCTGGAGCGCCTCTGGACATTGGTCCCTTGCCGGTCTCAAGCCAGTTAGGCAGGCACTCAAGCATCTCTGCCAATGCCAGTAAGTTTTTCCCTTTCGCGCCATTCGTCCCGTTCATCCAGAACGAAACAGTAGCCCTGGAAACCTTCAGGCGTTCACTTATGTCCGTGGCACGAATACCCAAGGTATCCATCCGCGTTTTCAGCCGATCTTTAAATTCCATATTTAGAATTCTAAACATTGCGCTGTTTAGATAACTTGCCTTTAGTTGTTAATTTTTCTAAACTCCCGGTAAGACAGGAGAGTTGATTAATGACCTACGACCAAGCCCTGAAGTTTTTCGGCTCAGGCCGATCCATCGGAGAAGCCCTTGGCGTGAGTGGGGGGCGTGTTTCGCAATGCCGCGCAGCAGGTGGTTTCTCCTATCCAATGCAGTGCGTACTGGAGAAAGAGTCGAGAGGACAGCTCATCGCGTGTCGCTCTGATGATCCGTCGCACGAAGCCAAGATATCCGCCGCCTAACCCAGCATCGCAGCACGGAGCTATCTGGGACGTGAATTATCACCTTGCTTGCAATTAAGCGGTAGCGCCTGGGATTAGCTGTTAATTCATCCAGTTGTCAAATCGCAGGCAAAAAAAGGCCGACGGATCAGGTCGGCCTCAAAACAACATTTACGGGAGTCAGTATGAGCACAGGTCGATCATCAAGCAATACCTCTAACCCTACAGCTCGGCTTCTCCGCTTCCACACGTCCGCCGCACAGGAGGCCGTGTAATGGCCCGCATCCGCACGATCAAACCCGAGTTCTGGACCAGTGAACAGGTCATGGAATGCAGCCCTTTGGCACGCCTGTTGTTTATCGGCGTGTGGAATTTCTGCGACGACGCAGGCAACCACCCCATGTCGGCCAAGACCCTGAAGGCTCTGGTGTTCCCAGGCGATGACATCACCTCGGCGAAAGTCGCTGAACTGCTCGCCGAGCTGTCAATGAACGGGCTGATCGACCTCTACGAGGTGTCGTGTAAAGAGTACCTGCACGTCAACGGCTGGAAGCATCAAAAGATCGATCGGCCGACGATTAAACACCCTGCATATCGACTGACTATCGACGCTAATTCGGAGAGTGCTCGACGAGCCCTCGCCGAGGAACCGCCAGAGCCTAGACGAGCCCTCACCCCCGGAAGGGAAGGGGAATATAAGGGAGAAAACCCACCCAACGCGCACGAGCCGTTCGATCCACGCGAAATGGTCGCCATGACCCTGGACTGGTTGCCCGATCCAGAAACCCTAAAAACCTATGCCGTTCACGTTGGCCTGTCTGGCGCTCTGTTCACTCCAGCGGTGATTGCCCTGTTCACCTGCCACTACGAGCCGAAGGGTGTGATCAACACCCAGGCCGAGTGGGTGAGCATGCTGGTCAAGTGGGTGCAGCGTGATCAGGTCAAGACCGCCGGAACCAACGTCAGCCGCTTCCCGGGCAAGCCCCGTTCTGACGAGCCCTTTGACGATGAAAACACCGACTGGCTGCATCAGGAGGCCACCCAATGAATCAAGTTTCAGTAATCGCCACCGGCCTGTGGGCCAAGGTTCAAACCGGCCAGTTCATCGCTGCCGGTGAAAGCGAACATATCCAGCCCGCCGCCGAGCTGTCCCAGGCCACGGCCAAAGTCATCAACGGTCTGTTCCGTGAGCTTCGCTCGATCTTCCCAGCGTGGAAGCAAGCGTGGCCCGACATGGCGACCTACAAAGCGGCCAAACAACAGTGGATGCAAGGGTTTCTTGAGGCTGCGATCTGCAGTACAGAGCAACTTCGTTTTGGTCTGATGCGTGCTCGCCAAGCGAAAAAAGACTTTGTGCCGCACGTTGGTACGTTCATCGAATGGTGCACCCCCACAGCGGAAATGCTGGGCCTGCCGAGGTTGGCAGCGGCTCACCATGAGGCTTGCCGTAACGCTCATCCGTCGATGGCTGGCCAGGCCAAGTGGTCTCACGATGCGGTGTGGCACACGGCCAAAGAGTGCGGATTTGAAAACCTCAACCGGCTGTCCCACGACCTGAGCATCAAGCTGTTTGAGCGCAATTACACGATCACGGTGCGCCGCATTCTGGCGGGTTTGCCGTTGCAGAAAATGCCATTAGCTTTGCCGCCACGGGCCATTGAGCGCAGCGCGCCCGAAGTGGGCAATAAGGCTCTGGCGGCGCTGCGGGCCATGCGTTCGGGAGGTGCAGCGCATGCCTAACCCTCATCTGGCCCCGGTTGAACTGAGTGCCTATCGCTGGGCCGTTCACTGCTGCTCGTACAAGCTCGACTTGAGCCACAAACCCGACCGGGCCGTGGCCCTGTTTGAGCATGAAAGTGCGGCACACACGTTTGGTCGCCTGATGTGGCCAACCACTTACGAGGTTGTCGACCGGCAACCCCAGCAGGAAGGTGACCGTTGAACACCAAAATCAAAACCCTGACCGTGAAGCTGTCCGACGCGGAGATTGGGCGCAATGCGAAGCTTGAGCATGTGCGCGACCTGCGGGATGCCGGTCACCCGGCGTTGCACTTTCGCTTCTCCAAGAATCGCACCCGTGGCTCCTGGTACTTGCTCAGCAAGCGCCGCTGGCACCGCATTGGAGCCTTTCCGGACTTGAGCGCCAAGCAGGTTCTGGCCGAGCTGCCAGCCGTGCGCCTGCGTGTATCTGCTGATGCGGGCTCGACCATTTCCCAGTGGGCCACCACTGGTGAGCTGCTCACCTGGTATGCCGATCGCATGGCCCGCGACCGCAGCTTGTCGGCCAAGCGCAAGAACACCGGTGCTTCGGCCATGAAGTGCCACCTGCTGCCGCGCCTGGGTGACTTGCCGCTGGTTGAGGTCAACAAGGCCACGCTCGATACCCTGTTCATGTGGCCGCTGCAGGAATCCCTCTCAATCGATTACGTGCGCCTGGCGTTCCAGTTGCTGGCTCTGGCATTTCGTCAGGCGTTGAAGCTGGGTCTGATCACGTCCAATCCAATGGCGGGCATCAAGTTCAGTGACTTCTCCAAGGCCAAGGTAGGGATCAAGCCGTCGCGCCTGCGCGGTGTGCAGTTGCAGGATCTGCTGGGCGAACTGGGCCGGGCCATGACGAGCGATCCGGCTGACGCCATGCTTGCGTTGATGATGTTGTGCCATGGCACCCGGATCGGGGAGACCCGGCAAGCGCGCTGGCCGCATATCAGCCTGGCCGAACGCGAGTGGTTCATTCCAGCGGAGCACACCAAGACCGGCGTGGAGCATCACCTGCCATTGACCGACCAGGTGCGCAGCCTGTTGATCCAGTACCGCGAAATACAAACCGCCCGTGGCTATGACGGCCAGTACCTGTTCCCGGCACGCAACGGAAAGGCCTTGAGCGAAGGGCAGGCCAGTGCTGTGTTCACCCGGCTGGGGAAGGGCGAGTGGACCAGTCACGACCTGCGCAAGGTGGCCCGTACCGGCTGGGCAGACCTCGGCATCGACCACCTGATAGGTGAACTGCTGATCAATCACGCGATGGGTCACAACGTGAAGGTGTACATCCAGTCGGACGTGATGGGCCGCAAGCGTGACGCGCTGGAAAAGTGGCACGCCCATCTAGACCAGAAGGGTTTCAGCCTGATCCACGGGCAGACAGGCGTTAGATTCGGAGAATCCGGTAATACGCTGGAAGCCACTAACGGCGTGGCTTGCAGCGCTATTCAGAAAACAACCATAGGTGAGGATTAAAAATGGCCACCGCAGCTGCTGAGTTGACTGATCAAGAAGCCAAGGTTGCTCAGATGCTGGGAGAGGCTTGGAATGAATACCTGAAGTTGCCCATCGAGCACCCGATGGGGCAGAAAGAGTTCTGCAGCGCT